TGCGCCTGATGACGCCCGACGAACTGGTAGACAGGGCAATGGAGACGGCGCGGCAATTGACTAAGGCGCTAACTGACACTGGACATATGGTCGCGGTGGATATCAACAGCAATGAATACAAGACCACTCTTCTGCGCTGAGGTCAGCGCGCGGTTTTTAACAAGCCAGAGGGGCGAGAATGGGTGCAGCGGTTATACCACGATCAAAACGCGGGTAACTGCCAACACCAGGGCGGGCTCGCCGCTAACCGGGCCCGCCCGCAACATTGTCAAGCCAGAGGGCCGCGAATGGCGGTGCATAAGGTAAATATGGTCACCGTGTCCTGGTTCTCGGCTGGAGTTTCATCAGCAATGGCGACGAAACTGTATATTGACCACATTGACCACATTGTATACCAGCACATCGACGACCAGCACATCGACACTGTGCGCTTTGTACGTAACTGCGAAGCGTGGTTTGGCAAGCCGATAGAAATAATTCAATCCCCACTGAAGTCAGTCGAAAACGCTTGCCGATTCCGGGGATACGTGAACGGCGTGCGCGGAGCATCGTGCAGCAGAATGCTGAAGCGGGATCTTCGTAAACAGTGGGAAGCGGAGAATCAATAACTTCCGATACGTTTGGGGCTTTGACTGCGCAGAGACTGCACGCGCACAAACAAGGGTGGATGAAATGCCAGGTGCGCACCACGTATTTCCTCTTATCGAAGCAGGAATCTCAAAAGAAGAGGCGCACGGAATCCTGGAAAAGACCGGGATATCAAGGCCCGTTATGTACGACTTAGGTTATCCGAATAACAATTGCATCGGGTGCGTCAAGGGTGGCATGGGCTATTGGAACAAGGTGCGTATCGACTTTCCGAAAGTCTTTGCAGCGCGGTCCCGCATGGAAAGGGACATCGGCGGGAGCTGCATAAACGGTGTATTTCTGGATGAACTGAACATGGATCGCGGTAGACATTGCGAAATCATCGTGCCGGAATGTGGGGCATTTTGTGAATCAGTGTCAAGCCAGAGGGCTCTTTGAGCGCGCAGTTCACCGGGGCGGTGATGAGCCGCCCCATAACCTACGGGCAATCATGAAAATAAAGAAATTCAGCACGCTGAACTGGATGGGAGCTCCGGACGCCGAATATAAGCCGGGTGCCCTCACGATCCTGTCCGGAAAGAACGGGTCCGGCAAAACCTCAATCGTCGCCGCTCTGCAATACGCAGTCGGCAGCGGGCATGATCCGTCGGTGATCCGTGTGGGTGCGGAAGTCGCCAAGGTCGAAATCCAGACCGACGACGACACGACCATCAAGATCCGCGTGACGCCGAAGAGCACAACGCGCGATATCACGGACGCCAAGGGCCGCAAGATCACAAGGCAGGCGGAGTTCATCAAGTCAATCGTGAGTAGTCTGAGCCTGGATCCAGTTGCCCTGCTTTCCATGCCGCCACGAGAACAGATGAACGCGATCATAGCAGCCGCTCCTTTGCGCGTGACGGTCCAGGATCTGACGTTTGTTCCGGTCAAGGCTCTTGAGGGCATTAGCCTGGACGCGCACGCCCTGGAGGTCCTGGAGCAGATCCGCAAGCACATCTATGACGATCGCACGGGCATCAACCGTGTTTTTAAGGACAAGAATGCGACCATAGAAGAAATGAAACGAGCTTTGCCAGAAGATGCACCGGAAGGGAACTGGGATGACGTTCTGAAACGCAGCACGCAGTCATTCCAGGCGGTGCAAAAGGAAAAACAAAAACGGGCGCTCTGCATAATAGATGACGCGCGCAAGGCCGAGGAGGCCCAGGCGGAACTATTTCGCGCAAAACGCGAGTCCATCAAGGAACAGGCCCAAACGGCAATTGACAAGATTCGAACGGATTCCGAAATATCAATCCAGAAGCATCAAGCGGAACGGGATCACAAATTAGCGGCAATTGCCAACGACAAAGACGGTGCGTTGAAGGCTGCTGAGGCTGAATACCAGCCAAAGATCATAGCGCTCACTACCCAGGCTGCGCACGCTCGGGCAATGGCAGAACAGCATGCCAAGGCTGAGAGCACACGCGAATTCATTGCCCTGCAGGAACAACAGGCAAAACAGGCGGAACAGAACGCGGAGAAACTCACCGGTGTCCTCGGCAAACTCGAAAGCCTCAAGAAAACCTTGGCATCCTCCCTACCAGTTCCCGGATTGGAGATCACGGAAGCCGGGTTGACACTTGACGGCATACCTTTCCAGCGCGTCAACAAGGCCAAGCAAATTCAGGTCGCGCTGACGTTGGCAAAACTCCAGGCGGGCGAACTCGGCCTGATCGTGATCGACGACATGGAACATCTCGATAGCAAGAGTTTCGAGGCATTCCGACAAGCAGCTGAAGCCTCTGGGCTGCAGTTCGTGGCGGCGCGGGTAACGGATGATGAACTGACCGTGCTTCCCGGACAGCTTGCAGTGCCGAAAGCGAGTGCACGCTGATGCCGACACAGCCCTACAAACAGATGTTCGATCCCGCAATTGTCAACCCGCAACTTGCAGATGCCATCCTTGCCAGCACGGAGGTCAACGGCAAGCCGATCCGTGTTCCTGGCACGACAACCGTGATCGGCCGGTTCAAGGAGTCTGGCGCCCTGATGTGGTGGGCAAATCAGGAGGGCCTGGCCGGTAGACCGTTGCGCGGGCCCGACAGTCGGGTTGAACAGGCATGTGAGGCGGGCACCCTGGCTCACGCCATGATCGAGGCCGATATCCGCGGCAAGGACCGGCCCGACATCAGCAGATACCCGCTGAACATCGTGGAGAAGGCTCAGAGCGGGTTTGCGGCATATCTGGAGTGGCGCCGGCAGACCCAGCTTCAGCCGGTACATACTGAAATGCCGCTAACCAGCGCGATCTGGATGTACGGCGGTACACTGGATGCAATGCTCGTGCAAGGCAAACTAAGTTTGGGCGACTGGAAGACATCCAGCGCTGTTTACATGGATCATCTGCTCCAGCTTGCGGCATACCGTCAGCTTTGGATGGAGAACTTCCCGGAGCAGCCTATTCACGGCCTTCACTTGTTGCGGTTCAGTAAGGAGGGCGGGGACTTCGCGCACCATTTTTGGTCTGAACTTGACTGTGCATGGCAAATGTTCATGCACCTGCGAATTGCGTATGAACTCGATAAAATTGTTAAACGAAGGCTCTAACAAGGAGGAAGCATGTCGCTTATAGCTAAGGACGCAGGCAATTTTAATCCTGCACCGGCCGGTCTATCATCTGCTGTATGTCTGGATGTCGTGGACATGGGCGTTTTGAAGCAGACCTGGAACGGTAAAGAGAAGGAAGTCCACAAATGCCGATTCCTGTGGGAAATTGCCGAACTAATGGAAGACGGACGAAGATTTACCATTGGCAAGTGGTACACGGTCAGCCTCCACGAGAAGAGCACGCTGCGCAAGGATCTCAAGTCATGGCGCGGAAGGGATTTCACCAAGGAGGAATTGGCGGGATTCGATCTTGAGAAGGTGGTCGGGGCACGATGCCGCCTGGTGATCATGCATGAGGAAAAGGCCGGCAAGACCTATGCCAACGTGACAGCTATTATGCCGTCGGACAAAGCAACCGCGATTGTCCCAATTGGTGGGTATATCCGCGTGAAGGACCGTGATCAGGCTCAAAAAGCCGAAGCCGGAGGCAATGGGACAACCGCAAGTAACGGCAACGATCTCGGCGCGGGTGATCCGTTCGACGCGGAACCGCATGACGATGGCGATCCATTCGATGATCCATCTTATATGAATGGGGAAGCAATTCCATTCTAACGATCTTCGCAGGCGCTCCAAGATCAGGGGTGACCTTCGTCCGTCTGCGATGCCCGGCGCGCTGCATCCAGGGCTGTTCCCGAGTAACCGTGACGGAGGGACATAGATACGGTGGCTCTACAGGCGCCGGGACCGAAGGGGGAATATGAGCGAACAAGACTCAGGAATCTACATCGTGAATCCCAAAGATCGGGGCAGGCTTGCTATATGCAAAGGGCACGCCGAGCGCATCGCGGAACTTGAGGCGCAGTTAACGGATCTTGAGGCGCAGTTAATGATTAGTCGTACCGGTAGAGAACCGAGTTTGATTACTACCACATTAACAATGAAAAGCAAAATCGTGATGGTGAAAGCGATGGCCCACAAGGGTATGACCGACATGAAGCGCAAAGACTACAATGATTGGGAAGAAGCCCAGGTAAGTAGGCGCACCGTTCACCCCGAACTGGGTGAGTGCTTCATCGGTATGTATCTCACCGGTATCGGGGCATATAATGTCCACTTCCCCCTTGATGCGGCGAGGGTGGCAACCGAAGAAGAGCGGACTCGATTGCTGAAGCGCCGGTATGTTGGTTGTGGGCAAAATTATAAACTTCAGCCCCAGGACTTTGCCGACAGTTTGAACGAAATTTCCACGGTTGTGGATTGGGATAGCCTATAAAGAAAGGATAGAATTATGAGTCTCGATACCTGGAAGAAAGAGTTTTACCCCGTCGACGCCTACGACGTTAAGGAAAAGGATGCCATTGCCCACTCACTTCAGAAGTGGATTGGTCTGCGTGCTAAAAATCTTTTGAAGCACGAATTGTGGCGGGACAAACGGGAGATTTGTTATGGTGATCCGATCTGCGTGTCGGATTCTCTTGACATTTGTTCTGAAACCTGCGCACTTTGTGTTCAGTATTACAATGAACTTGATGGCTATTCGTGTAATAAGTGTCCTCTCGTCAAGGTGTTGGGTCGCCCCTGCGATCAACCCAAGGGTGTTTATTCTCATTTTACAATGTTCATGCGAGCAGGCGATCCGGAACCAATGATCAGAGCCCTGCGCTGTGCGCTGAAACTGACGACTCCAAAGAAAAAGAAGGCATAGTCATGGAAAAACTAACCAGAGAACAGCTTCAAGGTGTTGCGAATAATACATTGTCTTCATATGTCGAGGTTTTCGAGAAGGCCATGAAGATAAGGTACAGACTAATCGCAGTGGTAAGAAAAGCCGGTGGCGAAGAAGGAATTCTCGATGTTGAGAGTGTCTCCGAGTTTATTTTTACAAAAATTTCACAAGCCCCCTATGATCCGTATAGAAAGATGCTAATTGCCTCCAATGTTTTTCTCAACTCCCTGGTTGCATTCGACTCTTTCATGCGTGACTCTCTCCAGGAGGAAGGGTTTTCAGCGCCTGGCGCTCCCCTTATAAATGATCCCAAAGTTCAAACGATTGAGGTTCTAGAAGATGTCTGATCCCAACGAGCAGATCAAGGTAATCCACGAAGGCGTCGAGATCACCTATATCGAGGGTCCAAACGAGTGGGAGTTCCAGTTGCGGGGGCGTCTGCGTCGTGTTCTCAGCTTGTCAAAAGCTAAGGAGGCGATTGATAAGGAACCGGTCCCAAACCGAGAACCGTTCAAGAGGATCGATGTGCTCACTCTCGGTTGTGGTAAATGGAGTGTTGCGACCGTTACTTCTTATGCTGGACTGGGTGCCTGGTCCCAGTCGCACCAATGGTGGGTTACCATTAAGGAAAAAGGTTCATCATCGAAGCGAGAGAGATGCGATCACGACGATCTCTATCTCGACAACGAAGGTAATCATAAATGCATCCTTGCGATGGAACGAATCGACAGGGAAATTGCGATTGCGCAGACGAGAAAAGACAAAATTTTAGAAACGATGGAACACATTCCGGCTCCGGCGAAGGGCATTAACGAATGAAACAAGTGAAAGATGTCAACCTGTACATACTTGCTCATGAGGCTCTCTTCTGGCTTCGAAGACTGTACTCTCTTGACAACCCGGAGGTGCTTCGTGCCATGCTTGATACGGCCCCTCCATGCGAAGACTTCTTGCGCAAGTTTGCCGATTCGCTGAAGGAATAGTATGGGAAAGGAATAGTATGGGATACGAAGCTCCATTGGGAACGATGTGGGTTTGTGGCGCTTGTGGAAAGACGGGCTTGGATCGGAGAACGATAGGAGATGAGGCATGTTTTATTAACGCTGTCCTTTGTTATATAAAGGATGTTCCCGAAAGCGCTCTTAAAAAAACCCTGGCGGCGCTTGTTTTGAAGCTGGATATAGTTGAGAACTCTCCTGAATACAGAGGTGTTTGGGACCTTTATTATGCCCATGGCGGAGTATACAAGGGTCCTCAGTATACAATGGAACTTGCGGAAGCCCGCAAGTTGCTGGAGGAAATATGATCAATCTAAAGGAAGTATTCATAAAATACGAGGATGATTTTGCGGAGTTCGAAAAATGCACAGAAAAGCCAAGCCAGCGCGGCGATTTGTGTGCATTTGCAATTCTTGATCGCCTTGTACCTGGTACTCGGGATATGGTTTCAGCGGCGGAGCACGATGAAATCTACCTATGCGTAGAACCGGAAGAACTGGAAAAGGTGGCGACCGAAGAGGATATAGCCAACCTGGTTCGGTGTGGAGTTATCTACAATGAACCGACCGATTCTTTTTCAATGTTTGTGTGAGTCGGGGAGATACCAAAATGACAAAATTTTATTGGCATGTTCATCACGACGTTTTGATGGAGACATCAGACGATATTCAAGAGCGGGTTGCCTACATTTTGGCTGAAAAGCCCAAAGACGAAATCCCGCTGCGGTTGGAGTTATTGCGAGAAGTAAGGGGACCGTTACCGGTCGAGTACGACAGAGCGCGGGTCGAGTGGAACAAAGCGCTGTTCGAGTACGACAGAGCGCTGTTCGAGTACGACAAAGCGCGGGTCGAGTGGAAGAAAGCGCTGTTCGAGTACGACAAGTGGATGGATCAAGTCGATCAACTGCACGAGAGAGAGTGCCCAAATTGTCCCTGGGATGGCAACACCATCTTTTCAGGAAAGTAGGGGGAGAAATGACCGTACACCAATCACATATTGAGCAGGATTTTATTACTGACCATGCGAAAGAGTGCCGTCGCATGATCAAACAGACGCTTGATTGTTGTACCGATCCGGTTGTGTGCTTATCGTGCCGTGAAAAGCTTAATGAGTGGGTGGACGCTCTTTTGCATTTGCCGGAGACTAGGATAGAGTTCTCTATTAAACGGAGTCCACGATGAATAAGAAAGCCGAAAAAAACGGATGGATAGTCACCTCCACCGGTAAGAAGATTTGGCCCCTTGAACCCAGATTTCAAGATATAGACATTGTGGATATTGCGCATCATCTGAGTAATATCTGTCGGTTTACCGGGGCGGTTCGGGAGTTTTATTCAGTAGCTCAGCACTCGGTTTTGACATCCACGCTCCTTAAGGAACATGCTCTTTTTGGCCTGCTCCACGATGCAAGTGAAGCGTACCTGTGTGACGTTGCCCATCCAGTGAAGCACGATCCGGAGTTTGAGTTTTATCGCCAGGCGGAAGAACGCCTTCAGGGAATGATTCTTCGTAAGTTCGGGGTTTTGCCGATGCTTGGAGTTGTGAGCGCTAAAAACCCTCCCGAGGTGGACGAGATCGATATGTTCATGGCGGTTCTTGAGGGTTTATCACTTATGCCGCGCCACGAAGATGCCATGTGGACCGAATTAGAATATATGTTTGAAGATTGGGGGAAAGTTGGTATAATACCTTGGTCACCAAAAGAGGCGGAGAGAAGATTCATGGATCGCTTTGAGGAACTTTACAAGGAGAAACCGTAATGGCAGAGGTAAGCAAGACAGCCAAGAAGAGTCAACAGAAGAGCACAAAGCAGTTGGGCAAGAAGTGCCCTGGTTGCGGGGAAGCGATGGTGGCCACAAAGGTTATGGCTTGTAAACTGCCCTTCGGTACGCATACGACGGGGCAATTGCAGCGAGACATCGGCAAGGGTATGTACTGGATCTGCGGAAAGTGTGGTTATTGTGAGCGCGTTCACAAAAAATAAAGGAACGGTATGACCGGCGAATACAAACCGGGAGATCGCGTCGAAAAAGAAGACGAATGGCTGGTATTTCCAGGTGATATGGTCGGCTATACCATTGACTATAGCAGCGATGACGGTATTATCTTTGAGAAGATTATCGTCTGGGAGGACCAGAAGCTTCGAGATCGAATCGTCGAGCTTCTTAATAAGTACGGAGAGAGAGATGCCTGAGTTGGGACAGCGGGTTCGCGTCAAGGCGTTTCTTCAGCGCCACGCTTCACCCGACATTGACAATTGTGGACATCGTGTGCGTTTGAAAAGTTGGGAGCGCCACGAAATGCCGGTTACCACCCCAGGAATATTTGTGGGTTACCGACAAAAGTCGAACGGGTTCATAATCTATAATGGGCCCGAAGAGGGATTCGGGTACAAACCAATTGCGTATTTTGAGGTCTGGCTAGTTTCCTATGCGGTTTACAGAGATATCCTGGTCTGTTTGCCGTCTGATGTGAGGGCAGAGAACGAAGATGATTACGATAGTGTTGAAAATAAAGGCGGGGGCTAGGGTCTGTGGAGACAACGACGGTATTTGTCATTTCCGACAGTATCGTGGAGGTCGCGCCGGTAAAAGAGAATTTAGCTGTTCTTTGTTTAGCGAAATGCTAGAGGTAAATATTAAAGATAGATTTTACCGTACAAAGCGGTTAAGTTCATGTTTGGAGGTTGAAAATGACCAAGGTAAGTACGTCTAAAGATGGTATCGGTTTTTGCGGTCTTCTTACAATCCTATTTATCGGCCTGAAACTGACCCGATACATTAATTGGTCTTGGTGGTGGGTACTCACTCCATTGTGGCTTCCGTTTATGGCCGCAATCACGGTTATGGTCTTGGTCTTATCGTTTGCCGGACTTTCGTGGATTTTGGCTAAGATATTCATTAAGATGACGGAGAAGTAAGATGGATATTTCGGACCTCAAAAACGTTATCGTATCTTCGGGGGATCCCGTTTTTCCCAAGGTTGACCTCAGATTTCCTCCAAATCCAAGTGAATTTGAGATCGAAAGGACAACGAAGCATATCATAAATTCTTATCAGGCCGAGGTCAGTCGTCTGCTTGTGGAGGTTCATCGACTTTGTCTCGAAAACGACCGCCTCAGCGCTGAGGTTGAACACTTAAAGGAACTTAAGTTGTACTGGCAGGTTAAGGCGGCAAAGGCTGAGATGATGCTCAAAACGATTGAGGATGATATATGATTGACGAAATGGGAACGGGGGGAACTACTCCTGTATGCGAAAGATGTGTAGAGGAATATAATGGCGGAACCCCTTGTCGTATTCATAAGGAGATAATCAACCATCCGGATCACTATAACCACGGGAAGATTGAAACGATTGTGGCGATTGATGATTGGGATCTGGATTTTTGTCTTGGGAATGCGGTGAAATATATTGCCAGAGCTGGTCACAAAGGAAAACCCCTCGACGATCTCCGAAAAGCCTTATGGTACATTCAACACAAAATAGATCTATTGCAAGCATCACAACAGTTCGGAGGTCGAGTTCCAGAGTCCGAGGGCGAAGTTGGAATTTAGCTTGTTCTTCTGAATAAGACTTTTGGTTGTTAAGTATCATTTTATTATTGACGGCACGGGCCGATCCTGTGTATTATGTAACATCGGGAGATTACAAATGACGGAAGGTTTGGCTTATCACCCATTGATTAAGTGCGATACCTGTGAAAAGGATACCCGGCATTATTTTGTTCGCCAGGAAGATCGCATCTTTCAATGTATCGAAGAGCGTAGGGGTCTGAGGTCCGAAGATCGCAAGCGACTAGATCAATCCGCTGGTTTCTTTTTATTAATCCACCGTTGTGAGGTGTGCGGTGCCGAACGGGGTTACGGCAATCGGACGAAGGATCTTCCTGGTGATGAGGTGGTATAATGGAAAAACCGCTTTCGGCAAGCAAGCACGGGGCCCAAGAAGATTTTAAGATTGCCGCATACGTTGGTGTGAGTTGGGTTGCCCGGCATGAAACTACATTTACGACGGACGATGTCTGGGATTATCTTGAAGGTTTTTCCGTCGCAAAGGCACCGGAGCCTAGAGTTATCGGATCCATTATGCGGCAAGCCGCAAAGGACGGATTGATAACAAAAACTCATTATCAATGTAAGTCTAAGCGTGTGCGCATAAACCACGGCAGGGCGATTTCGGTCTGGCGGTCTAACGTATACGGCGTCGATCTTAACGTGTTGGGCTAAAAAGGAAATCAACCGATGGACGGGTGGCGGATGAGGGAGTTGCGCCTGGCTATCGGGCTCACCCAGGCGGAAGTAGCGGGCCAACTAGACGTGGATAAGCAGACCGTAAGTCGTTGGGAGCGCGGCAAGAACAGGATAAAGCGTTTAGTCGAGGGAAGGTTCGTAACCCTAATTAATGAAGATCTATTTTGTGGATGGATCGGGGATCATCGCCCAAAACGAACGCGCGGTCGACCGTTTCAGAAAAAAATATGTTGACATAAACTTTCTTTTGGAGTATAAGACGACCATGGGAAACGAAAGAGTAGCTGGGCCAACAGGAGAGTTCCTTGATGGTAAGATAGATAAAACCGACAAGGGCGGCATCCAGATCGATTTTGGAATTGATCAGAATCATAAACTGGTAATCATACAATTTGGTGCGCCAGTCAGATGGCTTGGCCTTAGCTGTGATGATGCTATCAGCATTGCGGGGATTCTCCTTGAAAAGGCTGGGGTTTTGGGGGGGCCGAATGACCTATAAACCACAGGGAAGAATTAAGTTACCCTCCGGAGCGCGGTTGGAGGTATTGGTTGCTAAGCCTGGGGGGTTAAATAAAGAATCTCCGCTAAATGACTTAGCCATGGCCATACATGAGTGGGGAATTCGCAAAGGTTGGGACAAGGATATCAACCTATCGGAGAAGTTGCTTTTGATCATATCGGAGATTACTGAGGCGTTCGAACATTACAGAAACGGCTTTGAGGTTACCGATCTGGTATATCATGATGACGGCAAGCCGGATGGAATTGGAATCGAATTGATCGATGCTATGATTCGCATTCTACACCTCATGGCGCTATACGGTCTCGATGCAGATAGGTTGATGGCTATTAAAATGAAGTACAACGAGAAGAGACCGTTTCGTCATGGTAACAAAAAAGCATAATACGGGATATGCCCCGTGGAAATGTTCCGAATGTGGTGCCTGGGTATTTACTTTGCCTAACCTACATGCGCCGTTGTGCTCAGAATACAAGAAGTGTTCGGCGATGGTGGCCAGTACTGTTAGGTATTACGAATCATTAAAATTGTCTGAGCCGACGATGTTGCCTGTAAAGAGGGCGAGAAAGAAGAGGATGTCTTGAAAAAGATTCTGGGTTACAAACTAAAGAATGTGCCGATCGAAACGATAGATCTTCCAAAAAGAGCAACAATAGTTACTGCCCTGGATGTAAATGGGGAGCCAACCTTGTTCGCTCTTATTAACGTCGAGGAAAAGGAAACCGATGAGCGCGTAATCCATCGTATTGAGACCGGTAAATCTCAACTTGATTCTATCGCCCAGTTTGTGTATATTGGATCGTTTGCGATTGCGAACTATGGTATCGTGTATCACTTCTACGAAGATCCGTTCAGAAAGTCTAATCTGTTGGAAGCTAAGATAGATGCGGATCTGGACTATCCCAAGGGATCGATCAGCATGCTATCGCAGATAACCCATGTTCCACCGGCAGGAAGTCCGCCAGAATACCCTTTTCAGAGGTAGCCGGAGATGGATGCGGATCAAGAGATCAGCCTAACCCTGCTTGTGAGCAATTGTCTGGGGGCTTATGGAGCCCGACTGGCGACCATGGAACCGGCGATAGACGAGACGATCAGAGTGGTTTCTCGACAGAAAGAGGACCAGCCGGAGAATCCGTCGATTCCGATTATGATGAATCTTCTGGTAGCGGCGAAAGACCTGATCCAGGCCCACAAGGTAATCGAGAGGGTGGCCGATCTGATGATGACGGGCGGAATGCAGCAAGAGGGTCCGGCCTCGGTGCAATAATATGCCATATAAAGACAAAGATAGCAACCGGAGATACCAAAAACGGTGGTCTTCTGAAAGAAGAAATAAGTGGCTGTTTGAGAATGGGCCGTGTACTAAGTGTGGTTCGAGGGAAAACCTGGAAATGGATCATGTTGATCCTAAAACCAAGGACCCGCACATAAAAAATACTTCTCATTGCGTGTGGTTCTGGAGTGACGAGAGACTCAAACTAGAACTTGAAAAGTGTCAGGTCTTGTGTAGAGAATGCCACAAGCACAAGACCAGGATAGAAACATATGGTGAAAGGTCCCACGGAACATATACTATGTACCATCGGATGGGATGCAGATGTGATGATTGCCGATCTGCGTGCAATCGCTATCACAGGGAGTACAAGATTAGAATAAAATTAGGGAGTGGCCGAGTGGCAAGGCCCCAGCCTTTGAAGCTGGTTACCGTCGTCCGAATCGACGCTCCCTAGCCATTGGGATGTAGGCTAACTAGGCAAACCCCCCGACTCTGACTCGGGCATTTCTGGATCGTTGCCAGACATCCCAACCAATTTGGAACAGGACATGAAGTGCAAGAAGCACCCGAAGTATAAGGCGAACAAAAGGCCGGAGTACGATTGTGCAACCTGTTGGAATATGTGGGTTCATGAGTCGTGTAAACGGATACTCAAAATATTTGAGAGAATTTCGCGGTCAAGTAAGACCGAGGCGTAGCTCAGTGGACCAGAGCGCCTGGCTTCTACCCAGGTCGTCGTGAGTTCGAGTCTCACCGCCTCGTCCATCTCGCCGTAGCTCAGCGGATAAGAGCGCGGACCTCCTAAGTCTGAGGTCGTGAGTTCAAATCTCACCGGCGAGTCCATTTTGGTGTAAGGGAGTTGTCATGGAGACCGAGGCGTACATTGGAATAAATGATTGCATTAACGGTAATCTGTATCGGATCATTGCCAGAAATGCACGGTTCGGTATTTTTGTCAAAGACGAGAAATGCTTTATTGTCAGTAGGTTTAAATTTGGAAACAACTACCTGGACGCAGAATCCCACTGGGATACTGGAGCGCCATATGGTACGGTGCAGCCCCTAGAGGACCTTGGACCCGTTTCTGGACCTCTGGATTACGACGAAACTTTGGTTTTTCTCAACACGAAAGGGAAACAGCAATGAAGGTTACAATTTCGGAAGGAATCGGTTATCTAAAGACGCTCAATGACCGGCATGGCGAACTGATCGCTTTGCGGAATCAAAACGCCGTGAGGGAAACTCGGTTCTATGGAGCGAATGCGGACAAGATCAAGGAAGTCGAGCCGGTGTATAATGTGAAGAAACTTGATGCCTTGGTCACCAGGGTGGCGTGCGAGATTCGGAAACTGGACATGGCGATTAAGTCTGCGAACGCTTCGTTCCGCGTTGAATATGAGTGGGACGATAACGTTCTCGGTCAGGTTGAGTAAGAGTTATCGGGGACAGTGAGGGATGTGGGTAGCCTAGTCGCACTGAGAACAGCGACGATAATCAATTGACTTCATGTCCATGAAGGACAATACAGTTCGGGTCAAACCGACGATAGTTGATTGTTGGTTGTGCCTAACGGCCTTGTCGATTGTTGCCTTAGTTGATGGATTTGATTGTTTACCGGCTATCAGCTTTCACTGTTCCCGGCCAGTTTGTGGGTCCTGCGAAATGTAACGAATCGGGCTATAAGGTGATCGGATGCCTGCCCGACAGGACCCTTCAGTCCTTGGGTACGTCAATGGTAGACTATCTCCCCTACAAGGAGAAGGCTGAGAGTTCGAATCCCTCCCCGAGGACCAAATTTTAGGAGGTTAGAGTGAAACACAAATGCAACAAGTGTGGCAAGAGGGTACCCACAAGGTACGCGGCGGCCCACCAAAAGTTCCATGGAAATAAATAATCGGGCCGAAACTCTAGTGGCTGAGTAGCGGGCTTTTAACCCGAGAGGTGAGAGTTCAAGTCTCTCCGGCCCGACCAGTCCAGGGCTAACTCAATGGTAGAGTGCCCGGCTCTTAACCGGTACGTTGCAGGTTCAAGTCCTGCGCCCTGGACCAAGACATGTTATAATAACGGAGCTTCCAAGGCATGAGCAATCCGCCTGCGTTCAGAACTGAGACTGATTATTCGACTGCGCTCGAAGCTCAGAAGAAAGCTTTTGAAGCGTGGTCGCCGGGCGAATATGGGAAAGCAATAATGTTCTTCCCGACCTTTACCGATGTGGGGGATATTCCACCCGTGCCGGGATGTGCGATCGTGGTTGGAAGTCTCAAAGAGGAACCCGGAATGTTTTGGGTTCACAACTGGACTCAGGTCGGCGATGTTCTCTGGGGGATGAGGGATGGCACATGGGTGGGGCTGCTCGGTATCGTCGATGGAATCACAGAGGAGAACGCACACGAATTTACGAAGATTGTGGTTGCGCAGGACCCGGATACCGGTGTAGAATGGTCCTCGATAGCAGCCAAGGATCAGAAGCGGTCGTTGAAGTTGCAGGTAGAAATTCTTCAGCGACAGTTTCCGACCGCGATTGTTAAGGTGCTTGACCAGAACGATTATAGTAGGAAATAGTTTTGTGGGATGGCCGAGATGGTAAAAGCGCATGACTGTTAATCATGAGTACGCAGGTTCGAATCCTGCTCCCACAGGTATAATAAATATGTTTTATAAATTTGATCGTGGGATCTCCGGTGCTGAACCGACCTTTGCAAGGGTCATGCTTCAAGCCGTACTCGATCCCACAGAATTATGGGTTCCCAACCGGCCCTATTGTCGAAGCTGCAACCGATGGGTAAGGAGCAGCAAGGGGAACCCGCCAAGTGTGTGGGTATAATAAATATGCCTTATACTAAAGATCAGAAAAGAGAATGGGCTAAAAAAGTACGGATTTTTCGAAAGGGAATAGCTCAAAATATATTAGGAGGTATTTGTTCTGTATGCGGGTCAGACGATAGTATACACTATCATCACAAGGATCGTGAAGTAAAAACGAAAAATATATCAGCAATGTGGACCTGCGGTCTTGATAAATTTATTAACGAGATTATTAAATGCATTCCTATGTGTGGGAGATGTCATAAAAAAGCCCATGAGGCCAAACACGGAACATTGAGCAGATATAGTAAGCATGGGTGTAGGTGCCAATTATGCAAGAGTGTATGGAATAATTGGCATAGGGAGTACAAAAGGAATAGATATGTGAGGGTAGTGTAGGGGCTTGCACTGTTGGATGTGACCCAACAAGAGTGGGTTCGATCTCCCACCCCTCACCCCATTATCGGGGTGTAGCCTAGCGGTATAGAGGCCCTCGGCCTGGAACGAGGACGACGCAGGTTCGACTCCTGCTGCCCCGACCATTTTTGTGGGCATCTCTTTAGAGTGGGCCAAGCGATCCGGTCAACGCCTTCGTGCCCAACCGGAATGTCCACAAAAGAAACGTGGAGCACCACATAGGCAAACGGGCGGTAGGGTATGGTGCTATATTCCCGAACCAGCACCCGGTTTGTCCATTAGCCCACGAGTCTCCGTAGGCGGAGTGCGGCCCTTGTAAAGCCGATCGGGTGCGTTCGAATCGCACCGTGGGCTCCATATTATAAGGAGCTGTCATGGCGAAATTGATTGAATTTGAGGTTCAGGCGAGACTTAACATTTTGGTTTCGATATCTGTAAGCGCTCATTCTTTGGAAGAGGCTCTGGAAAAGGCCAAACATCTTTCTGAGAGTGATTTTGTTGAGTTTTGTGGCGATTACATGGACGGAGAATTTAAGGTAACGGGAGTCTCTGAATCGGTTTAGCCTGGATATCTCAACTGGCAGAGAGGTCGCCTCGTAAGCGACAGACGGGTGTTCGAGTCACCCTCCTGGCTCCATTTCAACGTTTGCTGAAAACTGGAGTTAGAATGAAACAGGCATTTTTTTGTGAGCTTTGTAAAGAAGAAATGACACCGGTGCCGCCACCATTTCCGCCCCAGGTGCAGAATGGCGTACTTATGAGTACCGTGGCAATGCTTAATGGACACGCGGAGTGCCCCAACTGCGGCGCTAAATACTCGACACAGATTATGGCGGTCCAGTTGAATTTGGGCTTAGTTCGGATAAAGGAGGAGTCCAAGATTGTCGTGCCAACGATGGTTCCTCCGAAGTTGAATCTTAAATAAGGAAGAGTGGCGGAGTCTGGTTTATCGCGGCGGTCCTGAAAACCGTAGATGGAAACACATCCGTGGGTTCAAATCCTACCTCTTCCGCCAATTTGTGAAAAACGGTTACGGATCGTGAAAAATGATTATTCCGCTGTCAATTTTGCTATTTATAGTGCTGATATCCAGCGTTATTAACATCAGAAAACGCGGATTCAGGACCTATGTCATGGGCGTTTTAATAGGGATCGACCAACTGGGGAACTCGCTTTTGGGGGGCGACCCGGACGAATGCATCAGTGGTCGATGCGCTCGGGGATATAACAGGTATTGGTATTGGAGGTGGCTAGGAAAGATCCTGAACTGGATTAAACCCGGCCATATCAAAGTTATTTAGCGGGCATAGTTCAGTGGGTAGAACGCTGGCTTGCCAAGTCAGAGGTGACGAGTTCGAGCCTCGTTGCCCGCTCCAGCCCCTGTAGTTGCAGTGGCAGAACGTCCCCTTGGTAAGGGGAAGGTCGTGTGTTCGATTCACACCAGGGGCTCCAAGATATAACCGGGCGTAGCTCAGCGGACTAGAGCACCACGCTACGAACGTGCGAGGTCGGAGGTTCAAATCCTCTCGCCCGGTCCATTTTGAGTGGGGGTAGCTCAGCGGACAAGAGCGCGTGCTTCCGAAGCACGAGGTCGCGGGTTCGATTCCCGCCCCCTGCCCCATATTTCCGACCGGCGCAGGTGACCAGGAATGGCCCTGTGAGGTGCGTCTCAGGGCGCATCGGTTCAACTCCGCGAAGTGGCCGGGAACCTGCCCTGATCAAACGTTAGGTTCGATTCCGACCGGTCGTCCTGATATTACGGAGGTTTAATGCTAGTTGTTTTGAGCGCATTCGGAGGGCTCCTGGAGAGCGACCCGAGGGAAATATCTATGAGCGGTAGGCAATACCGAGTTCCGGTGCTAGATCGGGAACTAAGGTATTGGTCGCAATCCCCAATGGAAATTTCTTCTTTCAACATTGTCATTTTCGAACATCGAGGAAAGTATAGACTTATTGGTAGCCGTGAAGCACTAATATTGGAGTTAGTGGATTACTGTAAAGAAAACGGAGGGGTCTCCTAAAGGTAGGGAAGCGGTTTGCTAAATCGCCGGTCGAAAGGCCATGCGGGTTCGACCCCTGCTCCCTCCGCCATTTTCGTGTCGCGTTGCCACAAAGTGGACCTCGGGTCACTTGCAAGCGGGGCGGGGACATGCCTTATCATACCGGGCGCGACACGATTTTATTTGGAGGTTTACGATGAGAGCAAGTATGCTGAAGAAGAAGTACCCTGAGTTGTGGAGCGATGTTTATAACCAAGTCTTGGGGAACCCGGAACCGGGCGCGATAGGTAATACCAGACAAATAATGGCCCACAATACAGCATTTGTGGCCTGTGCTTATTTTCATAAATTTTGCAAGGAAATCATTGCTCATATCACAAATTTTAGTTGACAGAAAGTTTGTATTTGTGTCATAATTTTGTTTTCAGGAAATCTTATGTCCGAGTCGGAAAATGAATATGTGGTGAAAATTAACCCCCCCAGGCCGGAGAATAGGTAGAAAATGAGTGAATATCCAAAAATCGAGACTCTGTATGAGCGCGGAGAAGATTTCAAGGTCAAACCGGGAATTCTTAAAAATCGTGTTTACGGTATCATAAAATCTTGGCATTGGACCGAGAAAATCGACGGCACGAATATTCGATGTATCTGGAAGGACGGCAAGCTGACATTTGGTGGGAAAACAAACAATGCTCAGATTCACGCAGATTTGATCAAGTATCTCTATGAAAACCTATCCGCCGAGTCTATAAGGAGAAATCTTCCAGAAGTTACAGACATGGTTATTTATGGAGAAGGATACGGAGCCGGTATTCAAAAGGGCGGAGTAAGCTATAGTCCAACCAAGAAGTTGATTGTTTTTGATGTGCTTATGGATGGAAAATGGTGGCTGAGCTGGGAAAACACTTGTGATATAGCTGCAAAACTTGGTCTTGATGTGGTTCCATACATGGGAGAGATGACCCTGGAAGAGGCTACTGATTTTGTCAGATCCGGATTTATTTCCAAACTTGGAATTCACGGATCGGCTGAGGGCCTCGTGGGACGCACCGTCGAAACGTTATTCGATAAGAAGGGTGCTCGGCTGATTGTAAAATTAAAGACTAAGGATTTCTGATTGGAATAACCCCGAGTGAATTGGAACTGGCAGACAGACTGGTCTCAAAAGCCAGTGTTCGAAAGAGCGTGGGGGTTCAAGTCCCTCCTCGGGGACCAGATATATCCAGCGGTGGATGGAACGGAATACACAGAGGTCTTAAAAGCCTCGGTCTTTGGACATGAGAGTTCAAATCTCTCCCGCTGGACCAATTTATGGGGGGTCGCGGGTAGCACCCGCTAACGATTACTACAAGAGGGCCCGGATAGTTGAGCGCAGTAGAAAAAGCGCATTCTAAACGGCTTTAGGGAGTAACCACTAAGATACTTGTAGGAAAGAGATGCTGGCCCCCCACCGATTTATCGACGGTTCGTCTAATGGGTGCAATGGCCACGCAAAGGATACCTGGAGCCAGGAGACGCAGGATACACCCTTATCCGGCACCGTCGTTCAGAACCGGAAACAAACTTGCGGTGCCCGAATGGCCAGGGAGCCGGTTGCAACCCGGCGCATGGGAGTTCGAGTCTCCCCCGCAAGTCCACGGACGCTTGGCCTAGAGGCTCAAGGCATCGGATTGTCAATCCGAAAATCACGGGTTCGAATCCCGTAGCGTCCGCCATAGGGGCGTGTTGAAATGGAATCCTGCTGGCCTCCAAAGCCATGCGTTGCGCGTTCAAATCGTGCCGCCCCTGGACTTATACAGGTAATTTATGACCAGGGATAGCTCAGATGGCCAGAGCAGCGGATCGATAATCCGAAGATCGTAGGTTCGAATCCTACTCCCTGGACCAATGTAGCTTAAATACATATTGACAACGATCTGTCTATTGTGCTATATTTTATGAATGAGATATTGCAAAAAGTGTAATGGTCAAATTCCGAACAGAAAAACAATAGATGGAAAACGGAGGGTTTTGAATAGAAGGAAATTTTGTCTTAACTGCTCTCCGTTTGGTTCAAGAAATACAATTGATATTTCGATAAACGAACCAGCCAGAAATCATCCAGTTTTTACTTGTTCATGTGGAAGGGTTTACGTATACAACAAGAGATCCGGTCATTCAAGAACCAAGTGTAATTCTTGTGTGGCGAACAACCAAAGGAGAGCAAGAAAAAAGAGGGCTCTTGAGTATAAGGGTGGCGCATGTGTTGTTTGTGGATATAATAAATGCGAAAGATCCCTAGGGTTTCATCATGTGGATGGTTCAGATAAGAAATTCCAGATAGGCGGTGAGTATTGCAGGTCCTGGGATGTTCTTAAAAAGGAATTGGATAAATGTGTCGTTCTGTGCGCCAATTGTCATGGAGAACTGCACGATGAAATAATATCTTTGCAAAGTTTATGTGGGACCGTGGTGTAACGGGAGCACGCTTGGTTTGCACCCAGGATGTAGGGTTCGACTCCCTCGGTTTCCACCAAATTTTTGCGGAGGCGGTAGAGACGGTGGTGCTACACCAGACTGTAAATCTGGGCTCGTTATGAGTTAACATTGGGCGTTCGAATCGCTCCCTCCGCACCACGGCGAGGTATCCTAACCGGCAAAGGAGTCTGCTTTAGAAGCAGGAATCTGGGGGTCCGAATCCCTCCCTCGCTACCATATTTAGTAACCGACCATCGTCTAGCGGTCTAGGACACCGGCCCTTCAAGCCGGGAATCGCGGGTTCAAATCCCGCTGGTCGGACCATGGGGCGGTAGCTCAGGGGTAGAGCGCCAGCCTGAAGAGCTGGGCGTCGGTGGTTCAATTCCATCCCGTCCCGCCATTTTGGTGGAGTAGTTTAATTGGCTAAAACGGGTGACTTATAATCGCTTGTTGGTTGTTCGAGGCAACCCTCCACTACCAAGAATCCCTGCTTGCCTGCGCGGGGAGGAGGATCCGCTGAAATCTCTTGCGGCAACTTGGGACAGCGGAGCCCCCCAAAAACGAAAGGATGAATATGTCAGTAAGACTTCGAATGAAGACCAAGGAGGAAGCGGCCCTGGAAATCAGGGAGATCTTTCATGAGATGTTACGAGAAGAAGGTATTTTTAGCGCACACGCTCTGGCGATCCTAACCCTGGCAACGGTATTCCATATGAACTCCCATCCGGTCTACATCGTGGAGGCAGACGAAGATGCATTGGCAGCAAGTCCTGGGAAGTAGTAACGTCGCGGCGATTGCTTACGACGAAGAGAAGCAAGAGTGTTACGTCAAGTTTAACACGGATGCCGTCTACATTTACGAAGACGTTGGTCCTGGGATGTGGGAAGAATTTCAGCATACCTCGTCCAAGGGTCGGTTTGCTCAAATCGAATTGCGCCGGGCGCACAAATGTAGGAGGGCGGAAGACGATGTTGAAACAGATAACGGTGGGGAAGGCACTCCAGGAACTTCAGGACAAGATCAAGGAGGCTTATCATAACGAAGGCTATCGAGCCAGAATTACCGGAGTAGTGGTGGAGCTATCAGGAGAAAACGTCTTAACCAGGGAGGTTGTTTTAACACCCAATGCGAAGAAGCAGCCCATTGAAACAGTATGGCGGGTCGATGCTGGATGTTCTGGAGGCAAAGGAAACACCCCCAAAACATAGAGCAAAGAAAAACACGAAGCACTGGTGTAAAGGACGCCCTGGTCGGGTACATTTACCGGTATGGGAGAGTAAGTATTGGCAGTATATTCCAAGGAAGACGGGCGATCCAATAATCTATGGAAAGCACCGAGAACTTACCTGCATGGTATGCGGAAAGATTCTAGACATGCAATGGAGACAATTTGAGGCGGGGGATGGTTCCCCAGGGAAACACAAACTTTCTGTCCCATTAGCCCAACGGAAAGAAATTTAACGATCCGCGTTTTGCGGGTCCAACGAGGTTAACATGAGCGCATTAGTTAAACTTAGCAGGGAGGGCCTGCTTGCTCTTATTCCCTCCCGTGAACGTGTGGGTCTGCCCGTGCCCAACAAGTTAACGGCCTATTTTGGTTCGGCTGGCAACTTTACTTTCGTCCTGATCGAAACGGCTGGCGAGAAGTTTATCGGTGTAACCAAGCGCAATCCTGTCGATAAACTCGCTGGTCCAACCGGACTGGAGATCGCGGCGGTTCGCGCTTATCGGACGATGATAGGACTATCCGATGAAGAAGCTGGTTATTGTCGGCAGCGTCCGGTTACCAAGAAGGAAGCCAAGCGAGCAGCTGCTCGGGCTCTGATTGCCAATTCATTTAATCGAGACGGAGACATTTAATCCGGAGATTATGATCATTAACACCAAGAATGACTGGGAGAAGATCCTAGCCTCTGGGGCGGTTGTTGTGTGGGAAACCAAGCTCTTCAAGATTTTCAGAATGCCCAACGGTGATTACTGGAGGGTGTTGCCGAGGTGGAGAAGGGCTTGGCGATTTGAAATTTTGGTGCGGGCCATTGACTTGGATGTGATATAATACTTTCATGGGTTCAAGACAATCGGCAGGTGGGAAATCTAGAGGCATAATTCAGAGGATCGAGGCGATTGATCGCTACTATAAAAACCCTAAAATTTGTAAATTTTGTGGTTTTGTTATAGATATTGGACCGGAAGAAAAATGTAGCGCTATAAGAAGGAAGCAATTTTGTGACAGTTCGTGTTGCGCTAAGTACGGAAACGAACATAGAAAAAAGAAGGTGTATAGTTGCAGGCATTGCGGATGCGATATTTTAGGATGCGAAAGAAAATCTTGCGATGAATGCATTGATGCTCGCAAGGATATTGTCGGTAAAAAGAGAAAGAAAGACTCCAACAAGAGAGAGATTTACAACCACTCTAGAAGGGTTTTCAGAGGCGGCGCGTGTGAGAGGTGTGGGTATTCTGTTTTTACAGAAGCATGTCATGTAACACCTATTAGGAGTTTTCCTGGGACTGCTATGGTCTCGGAAATAAACGACAACGAAAATGTGCTTTCTTTGTGTCCGAATTGTCATTGGGAATTTGATCATAAGATGTTTTTTATAAATGATATATCGCGGAAGTAGCAGTCTACGGCTGGGGCCCATAACCCTGGCTCCTCGGTGCGACTCCGAGTTCCGCAACCAATCTTTTAGGTAATAAACATGTCAACTGACTATTCAGGAGCAATCGAGAAGGGCGTATACAACTGGCTAGACCATAATAGGAAAACGGTCGAAGAAATCATCAGTATGGCCATCTTGCAAGCAGCTGCGCCGGTCGCGGATAACATGGCTGCTGGTGCCATGGTTGCCGTGGGAAAGTTCTTGGACACTAACGCGGATGATCTCAAGGCCGGAATAGCAATGGCTATTGCGACCTCCTGGGCTTCGCGGCAGCACCCGATTCCAACCGTATCCGGAGCGCCCAACAAATGAATCCTCCGGTGACGTTTATTTTGTGTTGTCTCGCATGCTGGCGTATATGCCATTTTGTTTCCCAAGAGGATGGACCATGGTATTTTATGTGGGATATCCGCTACTTGTTCAACGACCACGAAATCGAAAAATTGATAAAATGTGTCAAGTGTTTGAGCGTCTGGTTTAGCCTGATGTTTGTGCTGGCGTTTTTTTGGCAGTCGTGGTTCCTATACTGGTTGGCTATGTCTGCCGTGGTAATGATTATTGAGGAACTCTATGGGATGCTGCGGCGATAAACAGAAGCGCCCCACCAAAAACGCTCCTGGATATATTTCAGTTCGATGGTCAGGGGACGGTCCAACGAAAGTTCGCGGAGGAGCCTCCGGAAGAATGTATCGGTTTGATGGATACGGCAGTGTTGTTGCCATTGACGAACGCGATTTGGGAGCTGTGCAGGCGATTCTGGGCATGACCGTTGTTTAGTCAGTAGAAACTTTCTATTGACATTTGACGGGAGAAATGTCATGATTGTTTCTGGTAAAAGTTATGCCGAGACTGAGAAAGAGCGACAACCGGATAATCTGTCCTAGAGGACACGATCTTACCGGGACTAACCGCAGGCCGAATGGAGCCTGTTCGATATGTGTGAGGAGGGCGCAAAAGTGGAAGGGTAACCCCGTAAACCGTGATAAGACGCACTGCCCCCAGGGTCATGAATATTCAGGCGATAATCTGGGGACGTACAAGAGGGGTTACAATACGATTCGTTACTGCCGTACCTGCCGAGCCACGAGGGCCCGAAAGTACTACTGGAGCGTGGTTAAACCTCTGAAGCATCCGGGTCCACCAGGAAGACCAAAGAAATACGAGTCGACGTAATTTTTCTGTTGACAGACGCGAAGTGTTTATTGTAGAATACAGCCTTCTGATAGACCTGAAGTTTATGATCGGTTCCGGTCCCGTCGACCGGGTTTTAGGCAGCAAATAGGGGCGGCACTGTCGAACCCCACGGTTGTACAACCGCCCCGACCTAAGCGACCGTGGTATATCGGCGGTGCCCTGGCCTTCCAAGCCGGAGAAACCAGTTCGATTCTGGTCGGTCGCTCCAAAATCTGAAAGGGAGATGTTCTGTGCCGCTAATTCAACTCATCGTGATTCTCGTAGTGATCGGGGTTTTGTTGTACCTGGTTAACGCCTACATTCCTATGCAAGCGACTATCAAGAGGATCCTTAATGGAGCCGTCGTTATTGCCGTTGTGCTTTGGCTCCTTAATGTCTTCGGAGTTTGGTCATACTTGTCTGGGTTCCGAGTCGGACGCTAAATCATTAACCTGAGAGGAGATTTACCATGGAAAAGATTCTATACGACCTCGGATCTCACGTCGTACGCGACGGTTATCTGAGGATCTCGTTGACTCCAGCTCTCGGCATCCCGCGCGGCAGTTTGGCGGGATTTGGAGTGGGGGGTCCAGCACTTTGGCCGAAATCAATGGTCAAGAATCCAGACGGAACGATCGTGCTGACCATCATGTCGATGACCACGATTGCGGCTCTTGAGATTGTTCGCATTGGGCTTCATCATATGTACGTTGATCCGCAGACCGGGACGCCAGAGGATAGCTACCAGATAATTTCGATGCTGAACATCCTCCCTGAGAAATAAGTCCCGGTCCTCGGGTAAAGGAAATACCGTGGAGGGTATCCCCACAGCCAGCAACGGTGAACGCTCTCTAAAAATGGGAGCGAAAAGCCCAACCAGAATAGCGCTTAAATCTGAGGGCTGGCCACGGTAGAAATTTGTATCACGGCTGGGCCGGGCGTGGCCGGGCGTGGCTGGGCATGGCGGGGCCAGGCAAGGCAAGGCAAGGAATCAATGAAAATCGACAGCAGAGCCGTTCGCAGGTATAGGTTTCGCAAAGAAGCCTTTAAAAACCTGTCTGAAGACTACCCTGGCGAGCCGAGGAAGGTTCGGCGCTCAATGGCGCTGGACCTTTCTAAGCGATGGTATCGCTCGTCTGGGAGTAGCCTAGGGGTTTAGGCACATGACTTGGGATCATGACGACGTGAGTTCGAATCTCACCTCCCAGACCAATAACCTTCAACGTCGATACCGCACACACTCGGACTTCAATAGACAGGTCCAAGCCGTTTTGGCTTGGGCAGAGAGTTCCGATGAAAATCCTTTTCAAAAGCGACAACGAACCACTAATGGTGAATCCTGCTATGGGTTCGCTAGAAGGTACCTCCGATTCACGAATCTACATTAACCTAAGTCCTGATCAAAAAAAACTTCCACGCCGCCACGATGGGGAACTTGTACTTCGCAATGGATGGATGTGCTTAGACTACGATGCCGAGGGGTTTCTTGTTGGCCTGGAAATTGTGGAAGGCGATCCCATGACCGGCGTGAGCGAATGCATCCCATATCTTCAGCCTGTTAATCCACTGATCCAGTGACATTTATGGAGTATACTGATATAATGCCGGGCATGTGGATTTTGGTTGCGATTATCTTCTCTTCAGCGCTATTGCTATTTGCTTTTGCGAGCGTAGTCTACGTTGCCTATCATTTCATGTCCTTGGTTGTGAGTATGCAGACCGCGCTCATACGAGAGTTCAAGGGACAGAGCAAAGCTGTAGATATAGCCCTGGGAGACATACCAAACAAAGAGGCCAAACTCAAAGAGTTTATTAAAGCTCGTATGGCTCCCACGGACGGGGGGTTTGAACCATATTCGGATGAAGGTGCGTTTGTTCAAGAACAGGTTGATGAACTTCGCCGTCAAGGAATGAGTCAAGAAGAACTTGATGCTTTTGTAAAACAGGCCGTTTCAGAAATCGGGAAAACTAAAACTACTGGGTGAGATTATGCGGTCGGGATAATTGCTTAGTAATGTACTTAGACGTAAGAATGAGAGTCTTTACGAGCCTCTAGAGCAACTCGAAGTTAGATTTGAGGAGGCCGGTAAGAACGCTCGCCGGGCATGGGACCTATTGACGGAAATAGAACTACGTTTTGTTGTCGGCGAGATCAATAAGTGTCTGCGTAACCCACGATATTACCTCGAAAACTACCACTTCATAAGAACAAAAAAAGCCGGTGTACAACCATTGTGGCCCTTCTGGGATAGCCAGGAACTCATGCTGGCGTCGTTTGAAAGACAGTTTAATCTCAACGACAAGATCAGGATCATTGTTCTGAAAGCCCGACAGCTCGGAATCACAACTCTTTCAGTTGCTTTTATGTGCTGGTTGTGTTTCCTTCACCCAAACATCCACACCCTTTCAATGTCAGACGAAGAAGACCGGGTAGACGTTAATTTTTCTATGGCGCGAACCGCCTGGGAAAACCTACCGTGGTGGATCCAGCCGGAAAAGAGGTACGATGTCAGAGGTCAACTGCTCGGATTTGACAGGATTAAAGATATCGATCGAGCGCGTGATCCAGGAATGAAAAGCCTACTATACTTTGAATCCGCTAACCAGTCTTCTGGGGCCGCTTATTCCAAGTCGCTCTATGGAGCCCATTTGGCCGAAGTCGCCCGTTATCGCAACTCAAACTCGATCACGGAAGGTATCTTCGGATCACTTGTCAACTACAAACACTCCATCGGAATCATGGAAAGTACTGCACGCGGTCGACATTCGACGTGGCATAGAATTTGTCGCAGATCCGAGCGGGGAATCCTAAAGTGGGACTTTGTCTTTATGGAGTGGTTCCGAGAACCCGGATATTCAGTGTCGGTTCCCCGTGAATTCTCAAGAACGCAGGAAGAAGAAGCGATTGTAAAGAAGTGTAAGGATCAACTCGATTTTAACATAACCAACGGGCAGCTCGTCTGGAGACGTGATAAGATGGACGAGTTTGAGGCCACGGACGGAGATCCAGAGAAGTTTCATCAGGAGTTTCCGCTCACCCCCGCCGAGGCTTTCGTGGCATCCGGTCGATGTGCGTTCTCGAAGAAGCGTCTCAATGACATGATCACCCACTTTTGCCGACCGTCCAAATGGCGCGGGGAAATACGTCTCGACGATAAGGACAATCTTACCCCGCGTTTATCTCCTCAGTATGAAGGTCGGTTTCAAATATGGGAGTTTGCCAAGGCGAACGAGAAGTATTATGTCGCCGGTGACCCATCAATGGGCATTGATGGAGGTGATCCGGCGTGCGCCCAGGTATACATTGTTCCCGAGGATATAAACAAGCCCTTGAGGCAGGTCGCACGTTGGCATGGTTATGCCCCACCTACTCAGTTTGCACGCATCCTGGCGGCAATAGGGTACCTTTACAACACCGCTGAGGTCGCTCCCGAGTGCAATACCATCACAACCGTGGCTTCTGACCTTGTAAAAGTTCTCATGTACCCGAAGTGGTACCGATGGATGCGAGAAGACAAGGCAAGAAACGCATACTCGAACTGGATCGGGTGGCAGACTACCTTCCGTAACAAGAATGAACTGATCGGTCGTTACCGGGAGGCTCTGGATGAATGGACCGTAATTGTTCGGTGTGAAGATGATATTGATGAAATGTTTGATTTTGTGGAGGAGGAGGAGGGTACCGAGCGTTATTCGGCCCGGTCTGGGGCAACAGACGACTGCGTAATGACGCACATGATTTGCTATTATTGTGCTACGCAACTACGTCCGCGAACTGCCAACGACATTGAAGAGAAACCCGCCCCTGGTGGCATGGACTTTCAAAATACGGAATATTCACCAATCTTTGATCATGATCAGGCCAAAGCAGGAGCTGATCCTGATTATTTTATGCTTTAAGGAGATGTTGTATGTCAGGACCTAGAAAACAGGACATGTGCCCGAAATGTTATTTACAGGACGGGATTGACGAATCTTTGATTTACCACCTAGGGAGTACCCAGCCTCTGAAGTGCAAGAACGAACACGTCTTTGAGGATCGGGAAGAGTTAAGCGTCTTGACCAAGCAAATGCTTGATCAGAAGAAGTCGCTGGCCCCCAAGGCGGATACTCCGCCCCCAATCTTGGATGAACCGCTTCCTCCTCCGGACCCCAACAACAAAGCCGGGGAAAGCACGCTTCCTATTGGAAGCACCGGCCTAAATATCGATGGCGTTAAGAGTCTCACGATTCCTCCAATTGATATGGCTCGGCTTGCTAGCCTTCTTGGCACTTTCAGGGATTCGTCTACCCTGTTTGGATCTGTCTTTGCGATTAGCCAGGAGTTGAACGATACCAAGGAACTTTTACGCCGGTTACAGGACGCAAAGTCCGTTTCCAAGATCGGTCCCGGTGAGGCCCCTAGAATCGTCGGGGGAGACATCGTTGTCCAACTGGTTATACCTGAACGTCATGTTAGTCCGATACGAGACATCGCCCAGGCCAACGGCATGGACATTACGCGCTACATGAATGCCAAGGTCGAGGACGGCCTGGACAATCAGTGGTATTACTAAACCGTTAAACAAAGGAGTTGTTATGAAAATATTCAAGAATTGGTTCAGGAAGCGTCCCGAGCCTGAGCCTATTGATCTCATGCTTGGATTGAATTATGAACACGAAGATCCGATGCTTAGCCCGGTACCGTTTCCGCCTGTTCGTAATCTAGGATTAAGTCCTGAGGGAAACAAGAAGAAAAAGAAGGTGAAGGACAACCCAAACTTTATGGTGTATCCGCTGGATTTGCCGGAGCAGAGAGATTATTCCTTTGAACTTATCAACCTATCGTCTGTTCACCATGCGATAAACATTAAGATTCATCCGATTCATGTTTTGATCCCGAGAAGCGTGCGCCAGGAGGACGGATCTTACAAAGATGTATTTTGTGTTGAATTTATCCGGTTTTCCCCCCAAGGGATTTCGAGTCTAGGTCCGGGTGAATTTGTCAAGCTGATGCCCGAATATGATAATGCTGGCGCTATGGAAAAATCAGATTTTTCCAGGCTTCTTCATATTTCCAGCCGCGCAAAAAGTATAAATGATCTTTTTGAAGAGTACACGTTCCATGCGTCGATATCCTTTAGTTCAGCCGATAAAAGAGAATTTATGACTACGCAAGAGATACTCTTCAGGCCATGGAAGAACAAAACATGGATGGGGGAAATTACTCGTAGGGAGATAGTCGATCATGCCCATCTATGAATACCAGTGCCGAAAGTGTAATAGAACCTGGGAGTCTTACTCTACCCTGCCTCACGACATGCTAGTTGAGACTTGTCAAAAGTGCAGCGGAACCGGAGATCGAGTCTATTCTCTTGCCGCCGTCAAGGTGTTTGAGGTTTTTACGACTAGAAACATCTTGCCGGAGGGGGAACCGGTTACGGTGCGTGGGTCAGGACAATTGCGACAACTTGAGAGCGAACATAAGGTTAAGATGGCCGATGGGGCCCCTCCACAGACCTCGTTTCCACAGGTATCTTGACACGTTTGTAGTATCCTTAATTGAGGGAAATTATGTCCAATCTACCCGGCTGGTATTCGTATGACTCCGGTGGCACGGATCGACCGATTACTATAAGTGAACATGACAAGGCAGTGGGGAACTGGTGCCAAGCCGTATTCGAAGAGGCCAAAGACGAACTCGAACGATACGAAGAGATCGTCAACATAGACCGTAACATCAACTATCTCATGGGAAAGCAGTGGGTTGAAAGACGACCCTCCTACAAGTCCAGCCCGGTAGCCAACCGCCTATGGACCAACTTGATTCAGTTGGTATCCTACCTTACCGATATCCGGCAATCCTTTGAAATCAAGGCAAATAATCGTCTGTACGATAAGCATGCTGAGATTCTGAATAAGTTGATTCGTGGCTGGTTCTTCAGTGAAGATATTGATATGACCATGGCCATGATCATCATTCACAGCGCCCTGACGATCGGATATGGTCGTTTAACATGGAACCCAGAACTGAGGAATGGTGAGGGCGAACTAGAACTGACGGCTTGTGGGGCCATGGATGTAATTCCGATCAGACCCGGACACAATCTCCAGAAAGCCCTGGGGGTGATCTATCGTGTACCGAAACCTCTTTCCTGGTTTCAGGAGAAATATCCAACCAAAGGATTTGCGGTTCCGGTCGATAGGGAGTATAGCCAGTTTATCTCCATGACCTCGTCTAATGCTGGACAAAGTATGTGGGGAAGAGCATGGCAAGTGCTCTCTCCGCAGATGCGTCGGCTTTTCGGTCAGTCAGCAAGTCAGTACCGAGACTCCGTTATACCCATGGCTCTATATAGAGAGTTCTGGATCAGAGATGATCAGAAGAACACATCCGACAGGGAAGTGTTTATTGGGGATCTAAATAAGGAGTACGGGTACAAAGTCCAACCCGGACAAAAGCTGTATCCGAGGGGTCGACTCGTCTGCATGGGTGGTCCCGTCGTCTTGTATGACGGGCCCAATCCATTTTGGCACGGTCAGTTTCCTTTTGCCGCGCTGCGTTTGAATCGGGTGCCGTGGCAATGGCCGGGTGTATCTGAATTCCGTAACCAGATACCCCTACAAGACGTTATGAATAACATCCTGGCGGGCATCCTGGATGCGGTTAAGAAGGCGGTTAATCCTCCCCTGATAGCACCGGATAACGCTTTTGGATTAGCCATTAAACGCAGTCTTGATCCCAATATGCCGGGGGCCAAAGTATTCTACTCACCGGCCTCGATTGCGGCTCCGCAGTACGCGCCACCTCCGGCTCTTCCTAGCTTTGTCTTTCAAACCATGTTATATGCTCAACAGGAACTGGATGCCCAGTCCGGATTCATCGACCTTAGTTCGGTTAGCAGGAAGGGTATTATCCCAGCTGCGGATACCCTGGAACAGATGAAAGAAGGACAGCAAACTCTAGTTAGATTGAAGGTTCGGTATATTGAATCGTTCCTGAAGGAGATAGGGCAGCAGTTTGTACCCAATCTTTTCCAATTTTATAATATGGAGCGCAGGATTCAGATCCTGGGTCAGGACGGATTGACATTCGAGGACTTTGATTACGATCCAGGAAAGATGATTCCTGCGGGAGTACCACCTGAAGAACATTGGCGCTCATTCCAGTTCTTGATTCAACCGGGATCGTTGCTGAAGTCCAGTCGTGTACCACAACAGATGTTGATGCTCAACCTGCGCCGTATGGGCGACATGGATCGTGACAACATGCTGGAAGCTCTCGACCTGGGTGGATTGAAGGAAAGCATCCGCAAGAATCTGGAAGCGGAAGGAAAGGACTTTTTGATTCAGATCATCCGCCAGAAGATGGGTGGTGGGGCTGGGGGCGGCGGCGGGGGGGTTCCGCCCGGCATATTAAACAATCTTAGCAATTCTCCTCCTGGGGGAGGCGCTCCTGGTGGAGCGGCAGCGGGAGCTTCTGGGTAAACGTTGAGTAGTAATTTCGGGAGGCCGTGATGACAGGAATTATTCTTCAGGGTAAATCCTTGAAAATTGTCAATAAAGGTGGGGGCAGAAAGTGTACAACCGAAAACCTCGGAGGGGGCAGAAGGCGTACACAGTACGGCCCGAAGACTAAGGGAACCGATTACGTTGTATTTGATTGTCCTGGATGCGGAAAACGAAACAAGCAATCTGCTTATAAATGCAAGGGTCGCGCAGGAAACTCTCTCTCGTTTAAGTGCAATAAGTGCTATCGTGAGATCGAAGTTGCGGCTCCGATTGAATCCAAGATAATCTTGGATGCCAACTCACCGGCCCAGAAAGCTGGTCTGGTAGGACCGGACGGCAGGCCGATTTAACGAGGACCCATCTGCGTTTTGATTAGTTAGGAGGTAATTATGGCGGAAGGTGAGATGCTCCCTAAGACGGGCAAGTCCAAAGACTGGTTAGCATATGCCGACGCCAGACTCAAGGAATTTCGAGACTACCATTCACAAAGGAATCTTTTGGGTCAAATCAAGAACCCAGGCCCCCTTCAGGATGATTATTCTAAGTTATTGTCTAATAATGAGCTTAGTGCCCGAAAGATGGGTATGGATCTTCTTCGCAAAGAACGCGGCGAACAAGGTGCGGCAACGATGCAGAAATACCGCCAGGGGGGACGAGTTCAGAAGTCCGGTCCGGCGCAACTACACAAAGGCGAGGCCGTGGTTCGTAAGACTTTGCGCAAGAAGACCAGGCCAAGTACAAGGTAAAACAGGGAGTACTTGACAAGGGTATGTTACTCTTAATCGACGGCAACTCCCGATGTGGTCAGGGAGTGGAGCGGGTCTCTCATCCGCCCAAACCACTCCTTGACCCTGGAGATTTATGGCAAAGAAACCGAATAAGGCAAAGTTAATTATTACCGCTCCTACACAGCCCAAACTTTCTACAGCGGCTAAGAACGAAGATGAGCAGTACAGACTCAGGGACGACGCCGACAAAATTAAGCGATATGCGGAGTTGAGAGGGGACAAGGCGCGTCACAGCGCCGCAATCAGTCATATCAATTCTGAGCATCAGGCGATCCAGGATCTTTCGGGCGGGCTCGAAGAGCCGAGTGATATAATTACTCCCAGGGGGATTGCTCGTCAGGGTCGCAGGAGAGCATCTAGGAGAATAGGGGGTAGGCGGTAATGCCTAAACTGGGCCCAGGAGCTAGCAAATCATCAAGGCAGGAACGAGTGCATGAAGAAATGCATAAGTTCAAACACGGTGAGTTGCACTCCGGATCAAAGAAAGGCCCGCTAGTACACAGTCGTGATCAAGCAGTGGCAATCGCTCTTAGCGAATCAGGACAATCACGAAAAAGTGGCGGGGCTCGGAAGAGACCGCGTGCTTCAGGGAGACGATAAAATGGCGAAGGAACAGGAATCAGATAAGCACGAAAAAGCCGAGAGTTCTTCTAAGGAAGTCCGCGAAGAGTTCATTGCCAAGAAGAAGTCTCGCAAGTCTGGTCGGGGCGGCAATAGGAAGTAGGCCATATGGCCGATGTTGTTATACCCGGCAAACAGGCGGTGAGGGAGCACGAACACCTTTTAAAGGTGCTTCGCTCGGGTGGCCAAAAGGTCCGAGCTAAAGAGGCCGTGGGTCAGGCTAAAGAATTGAAAGAGTACCGGGAAACGGCTAAAAGAAAGTCTAACCGGTTGGACATTAGGAAATAAGTGTGGTAAAATAGTAAAGCCAGGCGCGGCGCGGCAAGGCGGGGCGTGGCAGGGCCCGGCGCGGCAAGGCAAGGCAAGGGAATAAAACACATAGATTTTGGGAGTTGCGATAACATTTTTTCTTTCGAAAGGAAAACCAATGGCAGAATCTAAGGGAAACAAAGGCGGAGTCGGCGAAATCGTACCGGGACAGCAGATGGAAGGTCACGGTGATAACACTCAGCCTGCTGGAATTCAGAGTCCGGCAACTTTTGCTCCATTGTCTCAGGAGCCAAAGGGCGTAAACAGCAAGACCGAAACCGGTCGTAAGGGCAAGGAGAGTTAAAAATGCCACTGCCTGGAATGGACCGGCCACCGTTGCCAAGTCCAGATATCCAGTCGCAGATGGGCGTCCCCCAACCACCACCTAGGGAAGGTGGGCTTTCAGGAATTAAGCCCATGAACCAGGGTGGACCGGCACCTGGGGCACCTAATCCGCATGGATTTTTGATGGCTCAAGTGGATGCGGTGAAGAAGGTTTTAGAACAAATAGCCGGTGCTGAACCGACATTTGCTCCGTTCGCACAAAAAGCTATTCAGATTATGGATACAGGAGTGTCCGCTGTTAGCACTGCCCCATCGCCAGGTGGTCCTGGAGCCGGTCCTACTGAGACCGGAACCGCAGGACCTACGCCGCCACCTCCGGGTGGTAACGCACAAATGCCCGCACTGGGGTAGCCGTCAAGCCAGTCGTTGGCTGCTGACAGACTCGGGAATTGCCATAACATGAGATGAGAGAATGAAGATGTAACAAATGCCAATCTCAGCGGAACTCGAAAAAATGCTGGTCCTGATAACAGATCCAGCGGAACGAGAAGCGAGAAAGAAAGAGCTTATTGAGTTGTCTGATAATGGACTTCGCCAATCTGAATTTTCTCGCAAGATGAACGAGCTGGCCGAGTCTCGTAAAACTCAGGAAGCTAAACACCAGCAAAACCTCGCATGGTACGAACAAGCAGACTTGCAGTACAAAACCCTCGAAACCGATCTGAAAACAGCACAAGAGAGGGCAGCAGCCCTCGAAAGTGCCCAGCGTCAGTCGGGAGGAACCCCACAGGAAGAGGACGAGCTAAATAAGCAGCTCGCCGCAGCTCGAAAAGATGCTGTGGAAGCCAATAAGAAGATTGGCGAACTCGACACAACCGTCAAGACATTAAATCAGATGGTAAAAGAAGGCAAGTTGATGACCCCCGAGAAATTCGACGAGGAAATCAACAAGCGCGGAGATGCACTCGGCGCGGCCCTGCTTGATATCATCGATCTTCAGGAAGAGCATCAGAAAAATTTCGGAACTAAGCTCGACCGGAGAGCGTTGCTTGAGGAAGCTCAGAAGCGTGGCGGCAATTTGGCGCAGGCTTATGAGACCGTAACAGCAAAATCCCGCGAGGACAAGCTGCGTAAAGACATTGAATTCGATGTGGAGAAGAAATACCAGGAGAAGTTGAAAGCTCAGGGTGTTCCTTATGCTCCTGGCGGGGAACCCACTTTGGGACCGCTACAACAGAGACTTCAGAAAAAAGATACCGGCATTCCTGATGATGTTCAGGCCGATGGAACTGGACGTTTGTCCAATTTGATCGGGGCTGAACTTCGGGCGGAAGGCAAGGTCTAGTTGATTTTAGGGGATGGGCGGCAGCGGCTCGCACGTCCGTCCCCGCAGCACAAGCCGAAAGCGTTACCAGAGCCAGTGATGGAAGCCGTAAGGCCGAACCTGAATTGGAAGGTGAGACAAGCAGAGGTGAGTGTCAATTGGGTACGAGCCAATGAAGCATTTGCAAAGTTTGTTTCGTTTAACCTTTTAACTTAGGAGGTCAACACCATGGCTTTAACATGGGATGACATCACCGGTAAGGTGAATAAGCACATTGTTCCACGTCTTGTGGATAACGTGTACAAGTCCAGCCCGGTATTTACCCGGCTGAGGACCCGCAACGCTGAACGTTTCGAAGGTGGTACGACTATTCGTCACCCTATCGCATACGCCGAATTAAACGGTGGTGCGTTCCAGCGCGGTGGAACTTTCAACATTTCTTACGTCCAGACCGATACGGCCCTGGAAGTAAACCCAAAGTACTACTACGTCAACGTGACTTTGTTCGGAACCGACAACGTGTTGGCTCGTGGACCGGAAGCGGCCATGAGCTACGTTGAATCGAAGATGGTTAACGCCTCTGGAAAGATGGCGAAGAACCTCGGCACCGACTTGTTCCTTGATGGACAGGGAACCAACTCTGGTACCATCAACCTAGACGGTATGCAGGCAGCTCTGGATAACGGATCTGCGTTTGCTGCTTACGGTGGAATCACCCGCTCCGACCTGGGTGTTGGCAACGGAACCAACAACGCAGGCATCAACGCCTACGCGGACACTAGCTCAACTGCATTTACCATGGCGCTGCTTCAGACCGCTTATGGTGGAGCGTGGTTCGGCAATGAACACGTAGACTTGATCGCCACGACTCAGCTTATTTGGAACATCATCTGGAACAAGATCCTTCCGCAACAGCGTTTCATGGAAGAATCTACAGATGTGGCCAAGATCGGCTTCCAGTCGATGCGTTGGAATGGCGCAAGTATCTGCGTTGATCAGTATTGCCCGGCAGCACACATCTTTGGACTGAATAGCAAGTACATCCAGTTCTATATCAGTACATTGGCTAAGTACCAGTTCGGATTCACCGGCTTCAAGGAAGCTCAGAATACCGACGATGTGGCCGGTCAGTATTTGTTTGCAGGAAACCTATTGTTCCCTGCACCGCGTCTGTTCTTTAAGTTCACCGCGATTACGAGTTAACGGAGGCCATCCATGACTAATACGCCTGACGGTCTCTTTGAGTTTGGCACAAACCAGACGGCTGAGGTTCCCTCCACCCCTGGAAATGCAAACGATGCTACTCCCAAGGCTCCATTAGGGGCGCTGTATCGGGTAGGTGGCAAAGTCTGGCGGTATGTCAAGTTAAGTACGGGAACAGGTCCCGTAGCTGCTACGGTCTATGGCGCTGCCCACTGGTACGCCTTAGATCCGCCAAGCGGGACCTTTACCGTTACATCTGATTATACTAGCGGCATTGGTGCAAACCTTGTCGCTGGTATTTTCCAGAATACAGGAGTCACGCTGACCACCGGGTATTACACCTGGATTCAGGTCGGTGGCGTTGCAACCTGTAAACTTGAATTTACCTCACTTCCAGGAGATCAGCTCGCGGCAGCGGTGGCTGGTTGCAAGTGTTCGTACACTACAACTGACCTTAAGCTTAAACTCACGGGGGCAGCAACAGCAGCAACACCACGAGCGATTATTTTTGGCGTGCTTACAGCAGTTGCCAATTTTACCGCTGGTACCGGATCGGTTCTATTGCAGAACCTGGAATGGTAGGAGGATGATATGTCTATTACCCCTACCTCTCTCGCTCAACTTTCATTAGGAAACCGGGATGGGTTGACGGCAAAGTTCACATCGATCGCAAATAACGATACCTGGGAAACCGGAATGTCGTCAATTGAGCATGTGGATATTACCAACAACACTCAAGGTTCAACCGTGGGCTATACCGTATCTGTCAGTGTTATCACCTTTAAGATAGGTGGTGGGTCTCTTGCAAGTGCTACGGTGTTTGTCCAAGGATTCAAATAACCAAAGGAGGCTTTATGTCTGTATATGGTGATGAACTATCCGCCTTCAAGAATGCCCAGACAGTGGAGATTCCTCCAGATCTGATCGCTTCGCCCTATGGCGGGATCAAAAACACCAATGATGCGACTGCGAAGAACCCTTTGGGAACTTTGTATCGCTACAAGGGCAACATGTACCGCTACGTCAAGTTCGACAACGGAACGAACAATGTAGCGGCAGTGGCCTACGCCGTTGTTCATTGGAAGAGTCTGGACCCAACCGCTGGAACGTTCACTGTAACTAGTGATCACGCCGACGAAATCGGCGGTGTTAACACCGTTGCCGGAGTGCTTGGCACTACCGTCGTGACCGATGGCTACTACACCTGGATTCAGGTGGGTGGCGTGGTTTCGGTTCTGGTTAATGCAAGCGTGGCGATCGGCGACGTTATGCTCGGATCGGCAACTGATTTGGAATTTGCTCATATTGATGCCGATGGGGAGATTTTAAGCGTACCCTTCGGCGTGGCCTACACAGCGTTTTCAAGCAACAAATCATCGGTGCTTCTATGCGCCCCTGTTTTGACGTGCTTCTAAGGGAGGACTAAACAATGACAGTTACATTAAAAGATGGCCTGTTTACCTTTGGGTCGCAGGAAATCGTAGAGGTTCCCCCTACAATGAATATCTCCGGGGCGTATCCTGGGGATATCGCAACGACAAACGATGCGACTCAGAAGGCACCTCTTGGAACTCTGTATCGGCACAAAGGTAACGTTTACCGTTATGTACTGTTTGAAAACGGTGCTAATGGTCAGCAAACTGCTGTAGCCGCAGTGGCTGGAGGGGTTGTACATTGGTACAGCCTAGATCCGGCCAATGGTTTGTTTACAGTAACAAGCGCCTATGCTGCCGCAAAGGGAAAGAATCTCCTAGCCGGAGTTCTTCTCGGAGTGGTTACACAAGGCTATTACACCTGGATTCAGGTGGGTGGGGTAGCGCTATTGGCTGGGGTTGATGCATCTACCGCCGCCGGAGAAATCATGATCTACAGTTCAACTAATCAGAGATTTGGCCGGTGTGCCGTGGATGCGGCTCTTGTTGGGCTCCCGTTTGGGGTAGCCCTGGCAGTAGACGCTCCAACCAACTTTGGCCCTGTTTTGTTACACAACATGATCTGGTAAGGGGGACCCAATGCCTGCGATCACAACTACGTACAAAGAAAACCTGTCCCTCGGTAACAGAGATGGAGTCATCGCTAAGACCGCTGGAATTGATAACGGCGATACCTTCGTAACCGGCTTGTCTGTCATTGAACACGTTAGTTTCACTAACGCGACTTCGGGTCAGACGGGTGGATATACGGCAAGTGGAGGTACTATCACATTCGTTCTAAGTGGCTCTTACGGTGCAACCAGCATTCTGGTTATCGGCTTCAAATAAGAAGCCTGGGCAAAATTAATCGGGGGGTCGTAAGGCCCTCCGATATTTGCGCGAGGGGATCATGAGTCAAACAGGACCGACGCAGCCATTTGTCGGCGGCGGCGGGGTACAGGAGAACTTCCGCCAAATGGTGGATCATGTTCTCTCGTATAATCCCGATGCTCCTCCGCAACTGGTTAAGCGTCGTTTAAATACTCGTCTGCGTCAAGTACAAGATCGCCGCATGTGGGGCGGTCTTCTTGTGCGTGGAGAGATGTCTATTCCCGCCGCCTACACTACCGGAAGCGTATCTGTAACTCGTGGATCTAGTATTGTCACGGGCGTTGGCACGGGATGGATAGCCAATGATGGAGGTGTAAATACCACCCTCTCTCAGGCCGTCACCGTGGTTGGCGAATATCAGGATATCACCCCACTTTCCATGACCGGGATAGAGGTTGGTGACTGGTTAACAATCAATAGTGGCGGTCCAAACCAAGACGTACTTCTTGTCCTTTCTATTGATAGTACAAACTTCAAATGCAAACCGACCAAAATCCATAGTGCTGGCGAAACCATCTTTAAGTCCTCTCTTATGCGTAGACAGTTCCGCATTGGAACAACGCGACCGTTTTATAATATTCGCGGTGTTACGCTGACTCAGGAATTGTTGCTTGACCTTCCCTACGGGCACCCTAGCACAACCAACTCAAGCTACCAGATCTGTCAAGCCTATGTAAATCTAGGACAGAACCTGAGAATGGTTTGGTCGGTGGTAAACACAGCGCAGGGATGGCGTCTACGACTTAACATGCCGCAAGAGGTATTGAATACTTACGATACTTGGAGACAGACGACCGGATGGGTTTACATGCTCAATGACTATATTCCGGACGAAGTAGGCCGCTTCCAGTACGAACTTTATCCTACCCCAAGTATGGAGCAGGGATTTCCCTATATTGCGTATCGTACAGTTGAGAACATGGTCGAGGATGAGGATACGCCTCCTCCGGCTGTTCCTTCCCATATGCTCGTTCACGGCGCTCTTTCAGACATTATGATGTATAATCGTAAGAGTCCGTATTATGACATACAGCTTTCTAGGGACTTTCAGGCCCAACACGAACAGGATTACATTAATGCGGCAATGGCCGACGACAGCATTTATATGAACAATTTGATGTGGGCGTTTTCTAAATATCCATTTACCCAGCACGGTGCTGCATATTGGCAGAGTCACGACGCGGATTAGGCATGGTAGATAAAAGAGGTCCCCTAAAAATAATTGCTGCGGTTCCAACGTATCATGCTGTAGAACCGGAACCACTCATCAATTTCCTTGTGTTTTCTCAGGCTACCGGAAAAGCGGAAGAGCGCGGAGAATACGCCGTGCGTTGGTGTGTGCCCGGTCCCAAGATACCTATCGTGGTAGCCAGAAACGCAGCTTCGGCTCTTTCGGTGGAATTCAACACCGATCTACTATTGCTCATAGACGATGACATGGTAGTTCCGGCAAACCTATTGGATGTACTTTTAAAGAGAGACGTTGACATTATTTCACCGTTGTTTTTCCGTTCAAATCCTCCTATCGATCCATTGATATTTGAATTTGATAAGGACGGGAACAGGGTTCCCATGTACGATTATCCGAAGAATGCTCTCTTTGAGACTCCGGCTGGTAGCGGTACCGGTGTTATGTTGATAAAGACCAGCGTTCTAAAGGCTCTTGGAAGTCCTTACTGGCGCGGAACTTCTGATCCAACCATAGGCGAGGATGTGGATTTTTGTGACCGGGCTAGAAAGCTTGGATTTCGTACTTGGTGTGATAGTTCGGTCGAGGTTAGGCAGATGAACCTGCCGGTTTCGGTAGGCTCCGCCCATTACGATCAATACAGGTTGACAAGATAGTGGTATTATAAATTGAGGTATTGCCATGGCAAGAAAAGAAATCCCGAATCCACCCGAGAGATCGGAGCGCACGTTTAACCAGGCCCCCACGGGCCACAAGATCCCCGATGGCCGATCACCGGATGACCCGAGCATGGCCTTCACCATTCCGGATTGTGCCACCAAGGCAGGAGGCGAGTTTATGACTCCGTTTGTCTTGGACGAGGAAGATCTCCCCTGCGAGAAAGACAAAGGCAGGCAGATTCCGTAAGGAGGCAGAGGTGTTCAAACTGGTTCAGAAATTGTTTGATGGCACAGGTTCAACTCCAGAGCCGGTCTCTGCTACCAGCATAAGGTGTTCACGAGCAATCGTCCAATACTGCCGAGTCGGTCACGATGCTGTTTATCTTGGTGACCTCAATGTCACCAACAAGTTGGCGATTGTCCTGCTGGGGCCAGGGAAGGATGCTGATGCCCCGGACAGAATCCCTTTGGAGTCCAATGGCGTAGGAAACAACATGGATCTCCAACATATTTACATTTTGGCCACTCATGGTGAAGGAGTGGACGTTTATTACGAAGAATTCTAGGAGGCGGTATGACTTGGAAGTTGACCCAAAAGATTCTCAGTGGCACCAGCGTCCAGGCTATTAGCGCCACAAGCATTAAATGCGCCCAGGCGTGGATTCAGTCCTACATAGACAATCAAGCGAATATTTTCTTGGGTGATGCGACGGTGGGCACGAACAAGGGAATCTGCCTGATTCCGAATACTGGAGCGGCACCCCTTGACAGGGTACTGATCAAACCGGCTGGGGTGGGCAACAATATCGACCTGGCTGGTATGTACCTCAAGGGAAGCAACGGTGACGGCGTAACCTGCTTTTACGAAGAATTCTAGGGGGATCCATGGCCAAAATTATAACCAATAAAGGACTCAGCATCTTGGCCAGCCGAATCAAAGGCGTCGGCACCGAACCTCTTTACATCGGCTGGGGAACTGGGATAGCAGCTCCAGTCGCAACCAATACCCAGTTGGCCACCGAGGATACCACTGGCGGATATGCACGCTCACCCGGTGTATCTACGATTGTTACGATTACTCAGGCGGGAGACACCTACCAGGTAAGTGGATCGATTACCGCGTTGGCGGTGCTGACGATTACGGAATGGGGTCTTTTTGATGCTGTCTCTGGTGGGAACATGCTACTTCGGGAGGTTATAACTCCAGGATCAGTATTGGCGATCGGAGGAATTCTCAACTTCACCTTCAAAATCCAGATGGCTCGGTGCTAGGTAACCATGGCTAGATTTCAAAATATCAGCTTCACCAGGACGATCGCGGCGGGATCATACGCCAATTTCAGCGTTGCTGCGGCTAACTCCCTAAATGTCGTAAAAATCAAGATCGTTCCTTCGATCTTCTCGGCCCCGACTACGGTGTTCATGTATAAGAACGGCACCTATGCGGATGCTGACTTGATTTATGCGACGAAACAGTATACCGGTAGTTTGATCGATCCTTGCGAAGAAAATGGTGTCATTATCACTGAGAGAAGCGAAGGCTTCTTGTTCCCCTACGAGGATCTGGCATCAGCTGGTAAAATCTACATCCGCATCGAAAATGCCCACACCGCCAGTGTCACCTACACGGGGACGATCACTTACGAGACGGTTGCGGCTGGCGGAACCACGGTAGCCCTGACTTATCCGGAATGGTTGCTCCAGCGTGCGATCGCTCGTGGATCCGAGATCATGTCGCGGGTGAGGTCTTTCAAGAATACCAATGGAATCTTCTCCGCCGAATTTAGGGCTAAATTCGTTTCGGATGGATCGGCTCTTCAAGCACAGTACGACTTGCGGACACCCGCAGAGGGCGGAACTCTTGTTCATGACGGCACTACCGCCATTGTCGCTGTTTCGCTCGTGGCAGATGAAACCGGATCCCAGTATGTGTTCACGGCGTCATCCCCAGGCCGGTGGTATTATGCCTGGAAACTTTACAACGCCTCCGGTGCCTCGTTATGGACGGACGGAAATACCGCTCCCGCCCACGTAACCAAGTTCATTGATACCACCATGCAGGCGGACGACGACAAGCCGGATGGCTGGGACGTTTATGTGCAGGATGGTCCGGTAGTCAATACTGTGCTTGTGAGTGCCAAAAGGCCCAGTTCGAATTCGCTAGTTATCACCGACTATATTGTGCAGATCAAAGATGCGGTGGGCGCAACTTGGAAAACCTTACTAGCCGGGATCGATGCGAATCATTTAAAGCACGATGGGCGTGCCATTTCCTATAATCTCGGTAGCGATTACAAGACCCTGACGGACGCCACCAACTCCGGATTCGGGACAGCGGCAGCGGGAGATTTGGTTGTTCTCGATGTTCGCGGCGCTGGTGCAACATGGGACGAGCAGTATTGCCAGTGGGCTCTTGTGAGAACAGTAAGTGCCTCGACGCTCGTCTGCACCGGATTTTTCTATCCGCAACTGCTGACCAATCTGCGTCTGATCATCATCAAGCATCCAATGAGTTGGCAGGATGGCGGATATTTAGGTGGCGAATCCAATCATGGCTGGTGGCCTACGCGCCTCGAAGATCAGTTGATGTATTGGGATGACTGGTCAAGTTCCGAATTCATTACCACGGCTTTTGAAGTTCCAGCGGCGATAACCGGCACGGAAGCGCGGGTCTGGTTTGAGAATGGCTACTGCCGGAATGACAACGATATGACCCGCTCCTGTGGCAGGAGAGGGTTTGCGGCTTCACGCCTGTTCAACAATTTTAATGATCGCCGGTATTGGATTCCAATCTATTCGTCTCCCGAGACGGGATCGGTGGTTTTCAATTCGGCCAACGGGTCTGTGCGTTGCGGAGGTTTATACGTCCGCACGGTGACGCAACCATATGGGGGAGGGACCAACAAGACCGTAACTCCGGGAGATTTCTGGGGGGTGAAGGGCCGTTTTGAGATCTACCCGGACGATCAAGGATACATTGAATTGCGGGGCCGCTGGGAAGATGTCCAGTTGGATGCATGGCCCTTTACCTCCAATTCATTCTCGCAGGACAGATCATCGCTGGCTATCATGGGCGCGGAACCCAGCGGTGGGATTTGGTTCCCGAAGGGGATGGTCATGTGGGGTAATTACGGAGATGATGCGAATATTGTTTTTACAACAGTCGACGAAGACATGTATGCCACGGAGGGAACCCTCTACCCATTTTCCAGTAAATACGGGACGCCTCCCCACGCAAATTACATTACGGCGTCCAGACCGGCTGCGGGATACAATCTCGAAATCAAACTTAAGATCGCAAACCGCGCTGGCGTTGCCTATCTGGTCACCGAGATGGCCTATAGTCTTGACGACGGGTCGACCTGGATTGACAACAATACCGGCCTTGCTTATAGTCTCATCACCATTGGGGATCATATGTGTGGCTTGCGCGGTCTGTCCCCAATGTTTGGCATCATTCGCTCTCGGATATCGAACGTTACCGCTTCTCCTAGTTCAACGGGAATCTTCGCCACGCTCAAGGAATTTGAAGTAATCAAGGGAATCGTCGTGGAACATCGGCTTGTGAGGTAATGGATTATGGCCCGATTCACAACTGCAACTTTCACCACCGCGTCTGTTTCGGCGGGGGGATCTCTCGCTCATGATCTAGCGATCCCTCTCGATTCGATCGATATTGCCAAGATCAAAGTTGTGCCTTCGATCAATGCTGGAACCGATCAGGTCATACTCTACAAGAAGGCGGCACGCGGCGCGGCGGACATAATTTGGTCCACCAAAGCATTTACCGGAGCAGCCTCCGTGGATCCCGTTGACTCCACTGGTGCAGAAGTGAATGAGGGATGGATCATTCCCTATAACGACGACGATGGAACCCAACTGTTGCACTTCACCTTCAAAAACAATCACAGTGTAGCCAAAACCTACGCCGTCACAATTGAATATGAGTCCATGCCGACCACCGTAGCGGCTATGCCGGGTTCTCCGGACGGGTTAGTTGCCAGAGCCATAGCCAACGGCTTGAACCTTCTCTTTGTTGTGACCGCATCCAGGTATAACGAGGGAATCGATCTCGGTGAGTTCCGGGCGAAGTATTTTGCGTCCGTTGGCCAAGAGTATGTGGACCTTTCCCTGGTGTCTGAAGGGGGTACATTCGTCCCCAATGGAACCACCGATCTGCAAATCCAAAACATCACAGCGGATGCAGGCGGGGCCAATTATTCGTTCACCTCTGCGGGAGCGGGACGCTGGTATTACGCATGGAGGTTGCATAATCAGGGCGGGTGGTCACGATGGACAGACGGCAATCTTGTCCCGGTCAACACAAAGCAATATGTGGATACCGAGTCGGCAACGACATCCGACACAGGCCCACCGGCAGATTGGGAAGTGACGTTCGAGGACGGCCCATCAATCGGGACCGTGGTGGTACGCGCCACACGGCCAAGGACCAACGGCGGCACTGTCCTCTATTGGTCGGTGCAGATCAAAGATGCCAGCACGGGAGCTTGGGTGGCGGTGGATACCGCCTCGGCTCCCGGAACCCTAAATTATGATGGATCCGCAATCGCGCACACCCTCTCACCGGATGGGGTGACCGTCTCTAAAGCGTCCGGAACCTATGGGGTCGCTCAAGTAAATGATCTGGTTCTGATCGATGTGCGCGGCGGAGCTTTCGGGATCTCCTATTGCCAGTGGGCGCTCGTCAAAACGGTATCCGGATTAACGCTAACCCTACAGCCTTTCTGGATGGGAAACAATTTCACGGTGAACGGACAGTCCTTCGCCCTTCCTTCCAGTTCCGTGCGACCACAACAGTTCACCGATTTAAGGATCAAGATTGTAACGCCCCCGTGGGCGTGGACGGCCAATGGATATTTGGGAAGTACGACATATCCCAATCGTGGCTGGTGGAACGTCGGAGAAAATAATCGGCACAATTTCTGGTATCCCGGAGGCGGAGCATTCAACAGTCCCCAAATCTATGACAAGTCAACGTTGGAATTTGTTTCCGACCCAATAGCCATTCCGGTGACGATCACCAATCCGGAGGCCCGAGTCTTCTTTGAAAATACCTATTCACGATCGGACAACAATTGTACCCATAGCACCGGAAAATCTGGAGGGATCGGTGTGATCCAAGCGCCGAGAACTTGGAACAACATGGCCGATACCAAGTATTGGATCCCCGTTTATCCGCAGGCTGATTGGGGACTGGTGACCTTCCCGCTGGCACCTGGCGGCTTAGATCGTCAGTGCGTGATGCAGTCGGTAGGGAGCACCGTCAGTTCGTATTTTTCTGCCATGGGGGTTAAGGCCCGATTCAGACTCTATCCCGATGCGGCTGGACTTCTAACCGTTAGGGCCACCTTTTCTTCGGTGACGATCCATCCGATCGGAGCCCTGGATCGCCTGTCCGTTGGCATTTTTTGTTCTGGCCCAAGCGCGGGTTGGCAAACTCCGACCATGGGAGCTGCACTTACTGCTCTTGGACCCGACACCCATACTCCTAATTGGATGTGCGTCAACGGAGTCTATATTTACCATCGCGCGAATGTGGCAGCGCTTACTAATATCTACTTCCCAGATTCCGTGAGTTACAACAATGTGATCGCTCCCGATTACGGAGATGCCATCACGGTACAGGGCCAGTGGGCTTTCCAAAAAGCTCCCGCAAGTATGCCACCATTTGCTATGTATGCTGTGGATATCCAAGGGGTGACATTTGGAAGTCCGGGCCACGTCATGCCTGTTACTCCGGTATGGCAAAGGGATGGGTTTTCAGCACAGGTCGGGGGATTGGAACTGTTTGTAGGCGTCGTGGCAAATTGCGTCCTGCAAGACACGGAAGTTTGTCTTACCAAAGTGGAACTTATTAACGGGTTAGCCGAGGTATACTAGGCCATGACATCGAGATTTACTCAGGATTCCTTTACCACAGCTTCGGTAGGACCCGGTGTGACACTGGGCATCGACCGCGACATGCCGGATAACGCTATCGATATTTTCCAGATCAAAATCACGCCGAACAGCAGTGGTGGAACTGCGGAATTCTTCATCCACAAATCCGTGACCGCTTCGGCGGGGAATCTAGTCTATGCGACCGCTCCGTGGCCAGGAGATACCGCAGAACCTTTCTATGATCCAGTTGAAGAACGTGGAGCAAATTATTATGGACGAAGCGAGTCCTTCATTTGTCGATACGAAGATTCAGACGTGGGCCTTCATCTGCATCTACAAATCAAAAACAACGACAGTGGCGCACATACCTATGATGTTGTGATTACTTATGCCGTAACCACCTGTGCGGCTGTATCCGCGAATAAACCCGATGGATTGGTGGCGAAGTTGCTCTTCAATGGCCTGTTCGGCCTCTCCGATTGTGTCGCTAATTACAATAACGCCAGTCTCTCCGAGGGCGAGTTTAGGGCGATGTACGTCGATCCCACTACTGTTCTGCCTGCCTACGTGGATCTAAGGACTGCGGCGGAAGGCGGCTCGTTCGCTCACAATGGAACGACCCAACTCATTATCACCGGCCTGCGAGCGGCGCGAAATGGATCTACCTGTCGATTCACATCTGGCGCTCAGGGCCGTTGGTATTTTGCGTGGCGCTTGAAAAACACCTATGGGTGGTCGAACTGGACTGATGGCAATCTCACGCCGAGCCTGGTTTATCAATACGCCGATACATCCACGCTGACGGATACTGGACCTCCTGACGATTGGGAAGTTACAGTACAACCTGGATCCATAGCCAATACCTACATAGCTTCAGCCTCAAGGCCGAGAACCAAGGGCGGTTGCATCCTGTTCTTCTGGGCGCAGTTCAAGGATGCGTCTACTGGAGCATGGAGGGCGTTGGACGAAAATACGGGAGCAGCGGAAACCTATTACGACGGGTCCGGATCAAACCACAGTTATGATCCTGCGACCGGGGAAATATCCAATGGGGGGGCAGGATGGGGGACCGCCACCGTTGGGGATTTGGTTCTCATCGATGTGAGGGGCGATACCAATTTCGATGTTAACTATTGTACTTGGGTAGGGATTGAAGCAGTAGGCACCACGTTGACTATCGAGGCTTGGGATCGGTTTCAATCGACAGCTCATATGACGGGCTCAGTGTACGATAGAGTTCGCATCAAAATCGTGAAGCCACCCTGGGCGTGGACTACCGAAGGTTATCTTGGGGCCACTCCAGGCTACGGCTTGTGGAATGAGAACACTCCTGGCAACAACTGGATCTATGCGAACTTCACGGATCGTTCCTTCACCACCGGAGCCGTGCAGGTTCCGAGTTCGGTAGCTAATGTGGAATGCCGCGTCTGGTTCGAAAACCGGTTTTCGAGATCGGACGGGGGAATTATCCACAGCACCGACCTCATGGGGAATGCTTCGGATTACATCGAGGGCGATTACACCTGGACTCAGTTCAGCGATCGGAACTGGTGGATCCCAACGCTCCAAGGGCAAGGCGTAACTTTGACCATGGAGGCAGACGGAACCATTACCGGGGCAGCTATAACCAGCGCCCTTATCAATGAGATTGGTTACGCCGGTCCTGCTGGTCGATTTAGGATTTTCCCTTCGAGGCTAGAGGGAGAGATTCAGATTCGCACAAAATGGTCGGTTTCCCTAACCAGGGGGCCAGCGTTGACTGTGAATGCCGGTGGAGTTGGATTATTTTTACAACTTCCGGGTCAGGGCCTGCAATATTACGGATACGACTGCGCCCTCGTTGGCTTGGTTCTTCGTGAAAAGAGGGCTACAACTCCAACCCTGAGCGATCTGGAGATTGGGTTGGCGGTAACCACTCCTCAGTCCGAAAACACGACACCACCGTCAATTAGTACAGATGCCCTAGTGACGATTCCCAACGTAAGCGTTCCCACGAATCCGTTCGACGTGGAATTGCGATTGCACATTAAGTCGGACTCCGCCGAAAAACTCACTACCTTCAATGTGGCGGAATACCAAATCGCTGGCGGCGGGTGGAACACCATCACTCAAACTGCGATTGTTAGGAGATGCGGAGGAGTTCACATGTTTGGGATCCGGCCATTTCCGATCTATTACCAGCATAGCTCTGGGACTGGATCCTACGCGACTTTGGAAGAATTTCAGGTTATTAAAGGAATTTGCGCGAGGTATTGATGGCACGAGGTCGAACTCTTCCGATTCCCAATCCGGATCGCATCTACCCAATCGAGCCATTGGAGTATGGCGATACGGATCGGATTGCGCCCTTACCATTCCAGGTCGGCGCTGTTCAGACCATTGTTGTTGAATCCATATTCACGATCAAACAGATTCTGCAAAGTAAGGTTAGCGTAATTAATCCGGATGATGATGGTTCCTGTGTGACCGTCGTGGGCGGAAGCGGAAGTGGAGGCGGGGGCAATGTGTGTCCGCCTATAGCTATTCTAATATTGGATCCGGGACCAATTGCGACGATAACCTGTGAGGCAATATAGGAGGTAGGCTGTGGCAGACTTGCAAATGTATCGCGGTGACACAGTGGTGTTCAACATGCTGGTTACCAAATCAGCGGTGGCCTTTTCCTTAACTGGGTGCGAGATCTGGTTCACGGGAAAATATGCCTACAAAGATGAAGACTCGGTCGCTGTCTTTCAGAAGACGATCGGGGATGGAATTACCGTGACAAACGCCCTTGCCGGAAGAGGCTCATTGGCTTTGACAGCATCCGATACTGAGGATCTCCCACCCGTTAAGACGTTGTTGCTATGGGATGTTCAGATTAAGGATGCTAACGGTATGATTTATACGGTGGCATCGGGAAGCCTGGTAGTTATGCCAGATGTAACCCTGACAACATGAGATGGCTACGGTGATCCGACTTAGGGGTGAAGATGGCTACTGCAAGCGAGCTTATAGATCAGGCAATCAGACGCCTGAACGAAATGAACAATACGGCGGCTCCGATTCGATGGACCCGTCCCGAACTGCTTGTGTTCCTGAACGACGCCCTGTTTGAATTAAATCTGATCGCAGCCGATAACCAGGATACTATTGAGATTATTGCCGACAGCACCCACAATATTTACGACCTTCCTGCAGGAACGGTAGCGCCTTTGTCGGTCAGGACAACGCACGGGTATCTTCTTCGCCAACAGGTAAACGACATCGACAATGAGGCAGACTGGGAAGCCTCCAACGCAATCAGGCTATGGCCTCGTTCTTGGAGTCCGGTTGGTCTAAATAAAATCCTTATTTATCCACGTCCACTAGTGAGCGTGACCCTCTATGTTGAGATTTTGGAATTTCATGATCCTATCGGAGACGTGGCTCTCAACCTGCCCGTCCGTCCGGAATACGAAAGGGCCGTGGAGGATTTTATTGTGTCAAGAGCGATGTTCAAGGAAGGCGGAGCTGAATTTCAGCAGGCGCTGATTTATTACACTCGTTTCATAGAAGCTGTGCAGGAATTGTCCGGTAGAAATGTAATTAGAAGTTTGCCGTCTTGGGATATCCGAGAGAGCAAACTGTCGGAAACTTCGTTGAGGGAGGGAGCGCCGAAACCTGTGGCGGCGCGATAACCGAAATGGGTATCACGATTGGTGATTTCTTGACGAGAATCGCACTGGACCTTCATGAGGAGGACAATACATTCCCGTCCGGACTGTGGACTGTTGACGAAATGCTGGGATATATTGAACATGCGGAAAGAGATTTTTATCGTCAGACGGGTATTGTAAAGGTAGACGTGACGACTACGGTAGCGCCAGGCACCCAGATCATTTTTACTAAGCCAACGAACATGATGGACATTGACCGCATCTCATTCAACCTAAAACGATTAAGGCGCGTAACATCATGGGACCTACAACGAGAAAATCCCAAGTGGCGTTCCACGCCAAATGGTAAGACACGCTATTACCACGAAGATCACCTCGCATCGGTTTTGGAGTTTGAGTTTGATCGGGTTCCGGCTCAAGGCGGAAGCTACAGAATTATTGGGGATCTTCTGCCTCCTCCGCATACTTCAGTTACAGTGATTACCGTTGTAACCGGCGGCAGGACGTTACCGTTACCCAGCCCCGCGCGGATGTTTCCGAGGGAGCCGCTTCACTATGGCGACACGGATCGGATTGCGCCTCTGCCATTCTTTGTTTCGGAATCGAACACGACGACGACATCGGTGGATTTTGTCTGGGAACCGTTTATTCGTTGGGAGGTATTGTCGTTGGCTTTGGGCAAAGATGGGGACAACCAAGACCTCGCGCGTAGTAATTACGCACACCAGCGATATTTGATGGGTGTGTCATTGGCTAAACGGTTGACGATGGGAACAGAAACTAACATGGTACCCGGAAGATAGATATGCCACAAGAAATTAAATCGATACCGATCACATTTGCGAATACCGGAATCGTTATAAAAAGTGCGCCCGACGAGCTTCCTATTACTGCGTACAAGGCCCTGATGAATGTTATTACGGACAGGGAGAATTCTATTTCTGTTCGTAAGGGATTTACCAGACTAAACGATGGACTGCCTTCGTCTCCACACTCTTTGTACTATTTAAAGGATGTCAATGGTATTCAATGGCGATATGCTATCTGTTCAGTTGTGGCGACAGATTCTCGTGGAAGAACTACCAGGTACGGAAAGTTATATTGTGCTCCGGTAATTGAACCGAACGACAGTCTTATCTGGCCCCTTGCATCTAAAAACTATTTTTTGCCGGTAGACGGTGGGGATAAATTATCTCCTGAAAATGATCCGCGAGCCCTATTTTCAACTTACACCCTGATTGGCTCGGAGATTAAACCATACGTTTTCTTTACGGATGGTACGAAGTTTCTAAAACATGCTGGCGGAAATAATTCAGCTCGAAGAATTGGTATCCCAAAACCTACCAGTTCTCCTACTTTGGTAGCCAGGGATCAAAACACAACAGAGGATATCGAGGATTTTGACGATAAAGACCAATGGACACCAACCAATTGTATTTTGACAAATACGACAAAATGCGATGGAGCTTCCACTGGATACGCAATGGAAATGGCGGTAACACCGGGAGACGAAATTGTTGGTAGCGCATACAAATCTATTACCTCCGGTGGGTATCCCATCATAGCAAACCTTGGTATTGACGGAACCAGTACGATTGAGATTTGGATGAAGTTTGTTGATGCTGAATCGGCCTTAAATTGCCAGCAGATCACCATCGATTTTTGTCTGTCTCATATTTTAGGAGATGCTACATTTCAAACCTCGATGCAAAAAACCTGGGTGCCGTCTGCGTTTCAGGGGTCAACTGCAGGTGGGTCTACCGGAAGAACTACCGACTATACAGCAGAACAGGAATTTGCTTACGACATTATATTTGGTAAAGTCGTGTATGGTAGAAACCAGGGATACGGACTATTGAATGATTTACGTAATTTCGGAATTGATTTAGGTTATCCGGATGATCTGCAGTCCTTGGATCCTATATATCTCCGGCAATTACTCGCCGATAGATATGGTTTAGGATGGGATGCTAGTAATCCAACCTTTGGCGACCCTCGTGATAGTACGGGAGATACAGTAGTTCTTCCCCCAAGCAGCGGAGTGTGGATAAGGCAGAGAGTTACGGAGGATGAGTTTAAAAGAATAGGAACTGATGTCCTGACCAGGCCGGATCTTAGTTGGGCCTATGTTACCGCTATTCGTATTGATATAAAAACCATTGCGTCTGCAACGGGTGGCAAGACTTGCAATGTTGAATTTGATTTTTGCCAGAGGTTGACGACCGGGAATCTGGAGGGTTGGGATTATCAATGGGTCTATACTTTTTACAATTCCAAGACAAACACTGAGAGCGATTATTCTCCAGTTGCTGCGGTTCCCGCGCCCGGTGCTCAACACGATTCATACACACTAACTCTACCTCGGTTACCGGTTACGACTCCACCCGAATCCATCCCCGACAAAGTGCGCGTCTATCGTATGGGTGGAACCGTGTCTCAGTTCCAACTGTTGGATATTGATATCCCATATGT